TCAGCTGTTTGCGGATTTTTTGTTTCGGCCGTCGAAATCGTGATACTGCCTGAAGTCGAAGCTGTGCTTTATGGCCTCCGCTCCAAGGCTGGGCGCCGCAAGCTTGACGTACCGTTCCCACTCCGACGAATCCCAACCGCCCTCAGCCTTGAGGCGAACCACGTCTTTGGTCTGGCTATAGAACCAGGTCGCCCACGAATGCCTCGCCGTGTGGGGCGTGTAGACCGTGGCGTCGAGCCCGATCTCAGTCACGGCCCGGTTCCAAAAACCGAACCGGTATCCGCGGTCTTCCTTCTTCGCGTACGGCCTGCCGTCGTATCGAAGGAACAACGGGCCTCGCTGGCCAAGGTTCGGAAGCGTCGAGCACGCGGCAATGACGCGCGGGCATAGATTGACCATGCGCTCCTTGCCGCTCTTCGTGTCGCGCAGGATGGCGTAGCGGTGATCTAGGCTGATGTCGTCTCGGCCGTCGATAGACAGCGTTTCGCTGATGCGCGATCCTTGCCCGAAAAGGAACGTGACGAAAGCCGGCGCCCATGGATTCGGGTAGCGAGCATCCATGATCCGCGCCAACATCTCGACGGCCTGATCGGGCCGGAAGAAATCGGTGCGCTTCTGGCTATCGTCTGGGCGCTCGAACTGCTGCTTGACGCCACTCTTCCGAAGCACGGCGATGACCGGCGCGTGAAACTGTCGCCTGCGGGTGGCGGGGTTCGGATAGGCCTTCAATCCCTCGTCGTCGATCAGCTCTTGCGTGATCTCATCGACCGGCTTCTTCGCAAGCCTGCTGAAACGGGAATGTAGCTCGAATATGCCGTCTTTGGTGGCGCGCAGGAAACGCGCCTCGCCCCCGTGTTCTACGTACCTTTTTGCCGCCTGGCGGAACGTGACAGCGGGTTCCTTACCGGTGATATTGCGCTCCGCGACCTCGTTTTCGATTTGCCGCTTGATGGCGTCCGCTTGTTCCCGGTCCCGGACCTTTGTGGAGCGGCGGACCTCAACTGGATGAGGTTTTCCGTTTCGCCAGACAGTGACGGTACCGGAGACGTAGTAAATTCCGTTGTCATGTCTGGTGATCTTGAGGGGCATTGAACCATCTTCTCAGCAAGGAGCCGCACTTGATCGGGCCGGAGCTTAACCGATCGACCGCAGCGCACAAAGGGTATCTCGTGGCGCCGAATCAACTCACGCACCAGGCGAACGGGATTGCCGACATCCTGCTCGGTGATGCCGAGAAGGGCGGCGGCTTCGTGGAGGGGAATAGGCGTGAGGTTCATTCGTCACCTCCTGGCGGTTCGGGAAGCGGCTGCCAAACTGTCGGCTTGCAAAGATCGAAGTCCTCGGGGCCTTGATCAGCTAGGCAAAAGCCCTCGATCGGCAGATGAGAAGTCTTGCCGTAGGAAACGACGCAGACCTCTCCATCAACGACAGCGAGGAACCGGCCATGCTTCGGCGCCGTCTCCATCGGCTGCCATCGGTCGCGCTCCCGCTCACCGGCAACCGCCTGTCCTATGGCCAGCATGATCTCCATCGTGCTCATCGGCTTTGGAGGATCGCCTACGATGGATTTGACGTTAGCCTGAATGTCTTTTGGCAGCGCGCGGAAGGCGAGCGTTGTTGATGATGCGGTTCGGTCGGTTACCATCTCGGCCTCGTCTTTGCGCAATATTCCATCCGCTCGCGTTCGTCCGGAGTGAGTTTGTCGAGCGGCTTGAACATCAGGGTTCCGTCACGGGGGCCGTAGACGCAGTCCTCCGAGTGAATGTAATCGCCATTGCGGAACGCCTCCCACATGCCGGTCGACTTGAATTGGATCATGGCCTTTTCTTCGCCCTCTCGGGGACCGATGCTCGACCATCCAAGTTCCCGCAAGCGTTCCACTCCTTCGGAGATGGCCTGCAAGGCAGAGACAGCGGTCGGAAGCTTTTCAGCGCGTTCCGCGACCATCTTCTTGACAGCAGCGTGGATGTCTTTCGCTTCCTGCTGGGTGAGGGGGATGCGGCTCCCGTCGGGCATTGTTCTCCATCCGTGTTTCATCGCTATTCCTCCTCGGCGCGCTGGCTGATGGCGGCATCGGCAAGATCTTGGACGGTGCGATAGAATGCAGATTGAGCTTCCGACATCGCGGCATATGCGGGATCCACATTGAGCCAGTTGCCACGCTCCCGTTCCGCGCGAACTAACTCAAGGCGAGCGTTGTAAGCAGCTACCGCATCAACGTAGGCTTTGCGGGCGGCAACGATCGTGTCGAATGCCTCGGCTTCGCTCTGTGCGGCGTCCGTATCGGCGGGAGCGATGTTCTCTCTTTTAGGGTCACTTTTAGGGTCATTTGGGCAGGTTTTTTCCGGCGTTTCACTGTTCGTTCCACTGCCGTTCTTGTTGACAGTTGGCGTGATCGGGGAATTCGCCGCTGCGGGAGGGGTGGAGCGGGCGGATCGGTCGGCCATGATCGCGCGCGCGATGCTCTTTGACCACGGCTCTCCGCTCTTGAAGTTCTCTTTCACGGTCTCGCTCGCTAGCTTCATCACCCCTTCAGGGAATTCGCTCATTGCTGCATGCCTTTCTTCGCGCGAAGGACGGACGGGCTGAGGACATCGCCGCCCATGGACCGATAGGTGAGGCAGCCGTTTTCAGCGTTGAATGTGCCGTCGAGGAAAAGCTCGGCACCTTCACTCATGAAGCGCTCGATGTGCTCGGGATTCGCAGCGAGGACGGAAACGATCTGTCCGGCGAGCTCCATGGCCGGCTCACCTGCCTGCCAGCCGACGGCAATGGCTACCTGGGCGATCCTCTCGATTAAGGTGTGCTCGCTCATATATCCCTCGTTCTGCCGAAGCCTCGGCTCTTGATCTTGGCTTTGGACTGGGGCCAGAGCCCCAAATGCTTCTTCCGGATGCGGTCGCATTTTGCCTGCTCGGATTGCTCTTCCGCGGATTTCGCGCGGTGCGGCTGCTTCAGAACCGGATGCAGGTTGCTTTCCCGGTGCTCGCCACCGCGCCATAGGGCCTTGATGTGATCCAAGTCCCAGGTATCACCGGCCATGATCTTGCGGTTCGAAAGCTGGCAGATGCCGCCGTATTTCTCGAACAGGCGAAGGCGAACGCGCGGCGGCACCTTCTCGTCGTCGGTCTTGCCGATCCATTCGGGGACGCTGCGCATCAGTGGCGGCCCTCCATGCGTGCTTCCAACTTGTCGAGCCGCTCAAAAAGGATGTCGATCTTGCTTTCCAGCCGCTCGGCGGCCGTTTCGGTCCCGTCGATGCAATGGCATTCGGCGTCGTCGCCATAGATCGCGCGGTTCCAGCAGCCAGGGACGAGAAACCTGCCCCCCGGCACTTCCGGGTCTCGGATCCATTTGCAGCGCGACATCACGCCGCCTCCCGTTCGATCTGGTCTATGTTCTCCTTGATGACCGTGAAGGTGTAGGCGGCAATCCAAGGGTTGGCGTGCCACGCGCCTGCGCTGTTGATCTCGTCCCACAGGTGGCGATACCACTTCGTCGCGGGCATCTTGTTGGCTTCGACCGCTCCCGGCCAGCCTTCCGCCAGCGCGTCACCGATGCTGATGTCCTGCAGCCGCTCGACCCGAACGTCGGTGACGATCAGGGTGAGGCGAGATGCCCAGCGCGGCATGAAGATCGACGGGCGCCAAGGATAGCCGCGCGCCTCTCCATCCAGATCAGCGCAAGGGTCTGTCGCAGCATACCGCACTTCGCAAAGGCTACTCTTCGTGGGCTGGCAATCGCCAAAGGATAGGCCCTGCCATGTCTCGCGAACCCAAAGCCGATCGCCTCGGCTGATTTTAACCGGCACTTCCCCGCCGAAGTTGCCGAACTTCGTCCGCCGTTCGAAGGCGTGATACGGTTCGCCGCCGAATGGCCGGATCGTCTTCCGGATGATCGTCACGCCTGGGGGCGGCTGGTCTTTGCAAAGCCGCCGCGTCTGCGTCTTGCGGCCGGCGAGCAGCGCGCGAACCATCGGGCCGGAGAAGAGGATAGGGCGATCGGTCATCACGCGGCTCCCTTCGTGGATTTGGCATATGCTTCGAATGCCGCACGGTCGCCGTTGCAGCAGGTGTAGCCGGCGATCGGCGGCCCGATCCGGTGGTAGGACTCCAGGCGGAAGTGCGCAGGGCCAATTTTCATGCCGGGAAAGCGGAAGGCGACGATGACCTGGCCGCGATGCCAGAAGTCCGAGCGGTCGGCTCGCGTCACGTATGCGTGGTGACCGCGGAACTCGGATTCGTCGTCGGCGAAGTCAGCATCGGGGAACCTCGCGCGGACGATCACTTTGAAATCCTCGATCGCCGCCGCCTCTTCCTGCTTGCGCCTCGCCTCGCGCTTCATGTGCTTCCACTTGCAGCGGGCGCAGCAGTAGACGGCGCCGTGCATGGTGCCGACGATGCCTTCGACGGGCAGGCGGTGTTCTTCTTCCAGGTCGCTATCGATGTGGATTCCGCAGCCGTGGCACTCGAAGTGCCAGCCGTGATCGACCGCGACTTTTGCAGGAACACCTTTGCCGGCGAATGCGTCGGCCCAAGGGGCACGGCGGCACTGGATGTAGGACAGCTCGCCGTCACCATACTCGTTCGCCCCAGCTTTCGCGGCGACGATCGCCCTCGGCGCGAAATAGATGTCGCCGGTGTATTCGTCCTTCTCAAGGACGGAATATGCCTTGAGAGCAGTCATGCTGCCTCCGGATACTGGCGAACGAGAAGGTCGGCCGGGATCGGCGCCTTGCGCGTCATCTGCTTCATGAAGAAGGCACGCCCGAGCTCGCGGCTCTGATCGCGCAGATAGCGGAAGTTATCCGGGTCGGTGTATCGCGCCTTGTGCGGCCCTTGGTCGGTTTCGCCTCCGGTGATGATCCAGTCCGGGGCATACCTGTCTAGGACGACACGGCTTAGGAGCGGTTCATAGCTTCCGAAGGTGAACAGCGGCTCAAGCGATTGCTTCACCTCCCACAGCTTCATACGGTCGCGGTCGTATTCGGGCTGGTTGGCGATGGTGGCGCCGATCGCGGCGTTGCGCGGGAGTATCCGATGGCCGCGTGCAGCGTCGGTCATCTTCATGACATTGCCGATCCGCTTCGTCAGCAAAAGCCAGATGAGGTTCGGCGTTGCTTCGATCAGGCTCATCAGATCGTAGCGCCACATATCGTCGACTTCGTTGTCGAACACGTCGGCCAACGATGCGCAGAAGACATAAGGACGGGTTCCGGCTTCCTTGGCAGCCTTGTCCCAAGCGACTGGCTTGCGCCAGTTGGCCTTGCCCGTGCGCTGCCTGTCCTCGCCGGCGCCCCACTGAACGCGGTGGTATCGGTTCGCCATCAGGTTTTCGGCGTAGCAACCGTCGCAGGCCGGAGAGACCTTCGTGCAGCCGATCCACGGGTTGAAGGTGTGATCGGTCCATTCGATCTTGCTGTTCTCAGCCATTTCAGAACCCCCGCTCGTCGGGCTGGCGAGGCAGATCGCCCGGTTCAAGCCGGCTGACCTGCATCGTCCGGCCTTCGCGGGTGACGAGATACATTGGACGTGTCTTGCCGACCCAATTGAGCGACACATCGTCCGCCTCGTCGAGTTCCAAGCCGAACTCTTCGTCTTCGGCCATCGCGTCGGCCTTTGCGCGGGCCTCGTCCAAGCTTTCGGCCTTGATCGTTACCCGGATCGTGCCGCGCACCGAGAAGGTTGCCTCATATTCTCCGGGCCGCTCGTCAGCGATGAAATCGGCCTTGTTAGATAGTTCGGTCATGCTGCGGCTCCCGCGTTTCGTTGTGTGGTGCCGCGCTCGACGCCAATCAGATCGTCGAGGTAGTCGAGGACGGCCGTTTTGCTTTCCTGAAATTCCTGCTTGTCCATCGCCTTCATTGACTGGCTTTTCGCCACGTAGCGGGTAACGGTCGCTTCCTTCACGTCGACAACGGAGAAAGCGTCAATCGGGCGGATGAAGGCCGCGAGCCTCTTTGCCTCGGCTTTGCTAGAGCAGACGATGGTATGCGTGTCGCAATAGCCCTTCTTGATCAGGGCATAGGCCCGGAGGTGTTCGGAGGATTCGGCGAATGACATCCCGGCGTAGATTTCCGGCAAATTCTGCCAAGCCTCGGCGACCGCGGCGAAATAATGATTGTGGCTCGCCTTGCTCCGGTCGTTATGCTCGGCGAGCGTATAGAACTCGCCGACGACGAAACGCTTGTCGCATTCGCGGGCCCAGTGCCGGTTTGCCGGCTCGAAGGCCTCGCCATTCCACTGCAAGAGGACCGGGCCGCTCATGTCAGCCCGCCGCCATCGAGTGTTTCATGAGATCGGCATCGGACAGGCCCTTCGCCGGCCGGCTCGGCTTGCGAGCGATTGCTGCCTCGATCTCCTTCTTGAGGTCGAGCGCGTCACCCGGTTGCAGAGCCCAGAACCGTTTCAGTGGCTCACGGTTCGCGTCCCGCCACTTGGCGACCGCCTCAGGGGGCGATTCTTTGATGAACCTCATCACCTCGTCGGCGAACTTGCCTACGGGCACGTTATCGAGAGTCCAGTTGTCACCCCAGGTAACGGTGATCGAGTTGTCGGCGCCGATGATGCGCATGCGATGATCCTCGCGCTCCTTCTCGACGACTTCGGAGGCGGTGAGGTCGAGGACCTTAGCGCGGTCAATTTCGGCTTCGTCATAAGTGCCGGAATACTGTTCTGGCCACCCTGCGCGAAGCGCCTGCATCTGCGCGCACTTCTCGATCATGAGGCGGGGCATCCGGGACCAGTTGCCCGAGTCGTCAAGCACTTCGGTTTCTTCGCCGACGGGAACCTTCCTCTTCTTCGGCTTGCCGCTGTCCGGCCAGACCTCGCCGGTATCTTCCCACTTATACCCGCCAGCGGCTTTGCGCTTGATCGGCGCGAACTCATCCCAATAGGCCTGGCCTACGACTTCGAACCAATCGCCTGACTTCGGGTCTTGCTTCCACAAATAGATAGTAGCGGACACGATACCGAGCGGGTTCGTTGGTGACATCAACGCCTTGTCGATTTCGAACTGTGTAGGCTTGCTAGCCGGCCGATAATCGCCGCAGCGCTGCGCAATGACGCGCTGGCCGTCGCGGGTGATGATGATCGTCATCTTCCGCTTTTCAGCGTCTCCCTTGGAAAAGACCATCGGAATGATCTGCCCGAGGAAGGGGTCGAGCCCTTTCGCACGTGCGACTTCGCAGAAGAGGTTGAACTCTTCATCGTTGCAGTCCTTTGCGACCGTGGCCTTCACGAGCGCAATCTGCTTAGGCGTCATGTCATAGCGGGTGATCGCGTTCATGGTCACTTCCTCCGGACCGTGAGAGAGAACGAGCCGTTGTCGAGCGTGGCGCCGGGAATGGCCGCTTTCGCTTCGCGCAGATCGGCGGTGAGTGCCTTCTTGTCGAGCTTCGGGGCGGGGCGCGGCTGCTCAACCCAGTATTTCGCGGGAATGTCGGCCTCGTCGGTGACGATCAGGGCGGCCGCGCGTTTCGTGAGCGACAGCGTTGCCGTCGGCAACTTCATCGAAAGCTGATCGGTGGCGAGCATCGCCTGTTCGATCAGGGCGCGGATCCGCTCGGCTCGCTTCTCGACAGCCTTGCGGCGCGCCTCGAACTCTGATTCCTTTGCTTTGAGCCCAGTCACGAGAACATCGCACTCGTCGAGTTCCGCGATAGCCTCCTCGATCGCCTCCATGAGGTTGGTTTCGCCCTCGATGGTGTCGGCGACGAGCTCGGCGTCGTCATCGGCGCCCTGGTTGCGGAGATCGACGAGGAGGGCCTTTGCCGCCTCGGTCTGCCGGCGCATGCTGTGTTCGATTGCGGGAGCGGTCACTAGACGTTCCTTTCAGCGACGATTGCCTTGTGAACCTGTTCCGTCTTCCAGAAGCCGACGGCGAGCACGCCGAGGACGGTCGCAAGGAAGATCAAGCACATGGCGGTTGCGGTGGTGGCGCGGTTCAGGTTGGCGACCGCGTCCAGATCGATGTTGCGCGCTGGCGGGAGCTCGCAGCGTCCGCACTCGCAGTAGCGCTGCGTGGGATCGCAGGCGTAGGCGACGGGCCGGTTCATTCCGCGTCCTCCCGTCTGGCCGACTTCAATGCGGCTGCGGCGGCGTCAATCGCGGCGTTCGCGCACGACGGGCACAAGTCGGTGAAGTCGAGGCGCCCTTTCATGCCGTAGCTGTCGATGGACCGGCCGCCTTCGATCTTGAGCGAACCCCATTTGCCCGGTCTGTGAAACGATCGGCTCGGGCCTGTTCCACGCTGCTCTTTCTCGACGGTCAAACCGCAGTTGTCGCAGCGGATCTTCGGGATGATATCGACGTCTGCCATGGTCGCCCTCAATCCGTGTACGCGATGTAGGTGAACTTGCCGTCGCCGAAGCGCTCGAACCGGCCGCCGAAGGTTCCTTGAACGCGGGTCGCGACTTCCTGGCGCGTGGTCCCCGGCGGATAGACACCCTCGACCTTCTGCGAGCTGCTGCTATGCATGCTGATCGTGTAGTCGATCTTGGACGGGTCGAGGACGCGGCGGGCCTTTTCGACGTAGGGGATAGGCGCAAAACAGATCGCGCCTTCGGTCTGAACGACCAGATCGCGCTCAGCTTCCCAGCCGCACTCTTCGCAAAACTCGCGCGGAGTCGTGCATTTTCCACATGGAGAGTCGATGTGGCATGAGCAGCTTTCCTCGGTCGAATGCTGCTCGATAATGCCCGTGCAGCCCTTGCGACCGCAGATGGCGCCGGCCTCCCAGCTGACTTCTTCGCAGACGATGCCGGCTCTCATAGCCCAGCCCTCATCTCGCGGCGGTACTCGGCTGCGTCCTCTGCTGCTGCAGCGTCCTTGTCGGCCGCTTCCTGCAGAAGGTGAGCCTTGAAGCCTTCGCTGTCGGCGATTTCGCGCTCGATCCAATCGGGAAGCGGCAGCTCCGCATCTTCAATGAGCCAGCGGATTTCCTCGATCTCGACCGATCGCGGTTCTTCCGGCTGCGTGAGCGTTGCAGCGCGGTACCGGCTGACCGAGTATTCAACGTGAAGGTCAAGCTCGATGTCGAGGCCGGCGACGGAGATCAGGAGAGGGGTTTTCGTGTGATACTTGCTCACGGCTGCGCTCCCTCGACGATGGAGCCGAACTGCTGGCGGTGGTTTAGCGCCGAATAGGGCTGGCGAGGTGCCGGCGACGCGAATTCGCGTTCGCGCATCTGCTTGTAGAAAGCGCTGTCGATCACATCACAGGCGGGAACAGCCTCATTCTGGATGTCGTCGTTTTCCGCGCCACAGTGGTAAGCGTAGGAAGACAACTCGGAATAGATCGCCTGCAGGAAACCCTTCATCGCAGCGATGTCGTTTTCGCTGGAAGAGAACCGGACGTCATCCGGCAGGGCTTCTACTGCCTCATGCATGCGTGCTTTGATGCTGCGTACGGACATGGGTGTATCCTCGCGTTAGGCGGCGCGCTGGTCGGTCAGGATGTTGTCGGAGAGCTTCTTCATCGTCGCCTGAAGCGGGTTCAGGAACTCGACTTCGATGCCATTGTCCTTGCCGAGGTCGATCACGTTGGCGAGCGCGCCCATGAACTGCTTCATGCGGGCCTCATCAGCAGAAGGAAGCTGGCCGACGAAAGCTACGGCCTTTTCAATCGCTTCTTCCGGAGTGTCGCCGGAGAAAATGTGAAACTCACTGTCCAGATAGCTAACGGCGGCCTTCGTAACGTCCTTCCAACGCAGGTAGACATCGACCTGCTTGTTGCACTCGAAGCGCAAGGTAGCGGACGGCTCGCGCAGACCCTTGGTCTGCATCGCCTTCGAGAGATCGTTCACGCGCTTCTGAATTTCTGTGTGGTCCATCGTCTTGCTCCATCTCCCGGCGTGGCCGTGTGTTGATGAAGCGAACGTATACGCACAAAGCGTAAAACGCAAGCCAAATTTACGGACTGTGCGTAAATCAATGGAAGTGGGTGCGTATAGATGGAAATGACGCGTTGTGAATGAGGTACGCGAAACGTGATCGCCGCTTTCCGGCGTCGGCCCTGCGCGATCCGCTTAAGCCCTAAGGGCAACACCGACTTGAAAACTGCAGCCGCACCACAGAAACGTACGGGTTATTTCCGGTGGATTGTCACAGAACTGTCATATGGCTTATCGCCAAGGGGAGCGGCGCCGCGCTTGTGTGACGCTTTCATGAAGTTTCCCCGTAATCCTTGCGCCGCAATTACCGGTGTCGCCAAGCGCAACCGGCGGGTTAACGTCCGATGCACTCTGATGCTGGGGGTGTGAGGGTTTACGAGGGACTGAAATGCACGACTTGTCCTTTCCGGTGGTGGCGCCGGAGGAGGTTCTATCCGACAGATTTCGCGTTCACGCGGTGAGCGGAGACGCAATGGAGCCTACACTGCGCGGCGGGCGCGACTACGCGCTTCTGGCGCCGGTCACAGCTTACCAGGGGGAAGGGATTTACCTCGTCGATGTTGGCGGCAGCCTCGACCTATTCCGTGTCAGCAACACGTTTGATGGGGAAGGGGGATTGCTTCTGTCTCAGGAAAAGCGTGGCGGCGCGCACCGGCTCAGCCGGGAGCAATTCCAAGCGCTGGTGGTCGGGATAGTCGTGGCGGACATTAGGACGCGCGATGAGCGGTTCCTCAGGAGGCGGAAATAGCCTCACTTCCGGGCGATGTGTCCGCAAATCCTGCCGATAATCGTCAGCCGGCCGAGCTCGACTGTGAAGGTTTCGAGGTTCGGGTTGTCCGAGATAATCTTGACCTCGACGGGACTTGAAAACGGCACCCTCTGCAACCGCTTTATCTGCGGCTCCGCCGTGCCATCGCTGATCGCGTACACGGTGTCCGAGACCATGCTGTTCTGGGATAGATCGACAAGGACGCGGTCGCCTGGCGCATAGGTCGGATGCATCGAATCGCCGACGACTTCCATGACCAACGTATGAGATGGCGAGGCTTTAGCTTCGCTTCGCAGATAGTCCTTCGGGATAAGCCATTCGGCGACGACGCGATGCCCGGAGATGTTGGCGTCGCCGACGGGAAGATTGATCACCTCGCCGATAGCGCCTTCGCCCGCGCCTAGCTTCACATCAATTTCAGGTACGGCGCCGTCGATATGCGGACGCCAATGCTCCCGCGTGAACCCGCCGTCAGACTCGGCAGAATGCTCGCTTAAATCTGGATCGAAAGTGCTCACCAGGGAGCCGTTTGCCGGCCGCGTCAAAGCCCAAACTTCTTTCGCTTCGATAGGCGGGACGCCTTTGCCCGACACTACCTTAAGAAGCTTCGCCGCAATGTCGGGGCTGATGAATTCCTTTTTGTACTCATCAGCGTTCTCGTAGCGCTGGATGCTCGAGGCGCCTTTGTAGCCCATCCCCTTTGCCAGCTCGTCCATGGACAAGCCCGCGCGCTCGCGCAGTTGGCGGAATTTCTCGGTCACAGAATCGACTGGCTTTGTCATGCGCTTTCATACGTGAAATACGTTTACGTTTTCTACGTTGACAGATTTACGCAAAGAACGTACAAGTGCGTAAATCGAACAGCGAGAAATCGACGTGACAGCCAAAACCCCAGCAGAGCACATCATCAGCGAACTTGGCGGCCTGACGAAGACAGCCCGGCTCCTTTCGACGGATGATCGCCGTGTTCCGGTTTCGACCGTCCAAGGTTGGAAGGACCGCGGGAAGATCCCCCAGGAATACTGGATACCGATCATCGATGCCGCCAAGTCCGTTGGCAAAGCGATCGATCTGTCGGAGTTCCTGGCTGTACCGGAGCAGGCGGCATGATGACGTCACTCTTCCAAGCCCCTCAGATCTCGGCAGAACTGCCAAGCCATGTTCTTCGGCATCCTGATCCGAACCGCGATCATGGCCTTGATCTGCCCGTCGCCGTTCTTGGACATGGCGCCGAACGAGATACGCACGATGTCGTTCTCGTCGACTTCGAGCTCCGTGATCAGGTCGACGTAAAGGGCCGGAGCGCCTTCATCGAACACGAAGATCGGCTCCTCCGGGGTTCCGAGCTTTCCGACACTGGGCATGCGGCCTCCTACGTGGCTGGGAGAGTTGATTGGCGCGCCCGTCGGGCTGCGATTGTCGAGTTCAACCGTAGGGCGGAGGGCGGAAGATGACCGACGCCCACTTCATCCCCGACGAACTCGCGACCCGCACGGCTCGCCTCATCAACGAGGCCGAGGACATGCGCGCCCAAGCCGTTGATGACCTCAAGACGATCTATGGTGACCTGCGCGAGGAGCTGAAGGCACTCGGCTGGCTCGGCCAAAACATTTCGAAGGAGGTTGCCGCCTTCAAGGCCGCGATCTCCGAAATGCGCCTCGACGAAGAGCAGAAGGCGAAGCGCGAGGAGAAGGGCGACCGCATCGACGATTACGTCGCTCTCCTCAGCAGGTCTCGCGCAGGTGCACGTGCGCGTACACGTGAGGGCAATGCTTATGCTGAGGCAAAGCTCGTCGAGACCGTCGCCGCTGGCGTGCAGACTGATATCGGCCGCGCGGCTCTGATCGCCGCCGTCGACATCATGATCGAGCGTGAAGAGGCGGAAGAAACCCAAGAGAGGCCCTCGACCAACGATGAGGCATCCCCAGAGGCAGGTCCGCAAGCCGAAGCCTCTCCTGCCGGGACTGGAGCCGGGACGCTTGCGGATCGTGAGGGCCGCCGCGAAGGGGAGGCGGCTTCGGTCGGCCTCCCCACCAATTCCGAGATGCCCAGCGACGTGCGCGAGACCGACCGCGAGACGGCGGACACTCTCGCCGGCGCCAACGCAGGAGGAGGATATGTAGAAAGCAGCGCGCAGCGCGCATCCGTCGCAAACGTAGCGTCTGGCCCGGACGAGAAACAACGGGCGCCTCTTTTCGCGGCCAAGCCGCCATCTACTCGTCGCCCCCACTGCCTCGATCGGGCTGGCTGCGGTTCCTACACGGAAGAGCACTGCGCACGCTGCAAGGCGGCGATGCAGGAGCGTGAGCAAGCGGAGGAAGTCGCATGAGCGAATACCTCCAGACGTCAAAATCCGCCGACGCATCAGCTCAAAGAACAGTTGAAGGCTACGTGAAGCTGCCCCGACTGCAGGTGAGCCGCGCCGCTTCGTCCAATCCAAGTTCAGATCAGAAGAGGGCTGCATGACCTGGTCCATCCTCATTGCATCCGCTGGCGCTGTTCTCTGGATGGCAGCACTGACCCTGATCATCCCCGGCTTCGTTGAACGTGAGTTCCGGAGGAACGGCTACCGCGCAAAGGATTGAGCGCTTTCACCTCCTCCCGAGGCGCTCAACGCTGGTCCCGGTCATCCTCCTCCCGGCCGGGACCAGCAACTCTCAATCGGATCCGCTTGTTCGCCAGTCTCATGACCACGGCTTGAACAGCGTCTCCCAATGAAATTGCCGGTGACGACGAGGGCGCGTCACCGGCGGCAGGACCGGACGTTGCGGCGGTGGTCCTGCGAAACGGAAAGACTCGGGAGGGACCGGCAGCCGTTGGCGCGGCGCCGTCCTCTCCATCGGTAAGGAAGTTCCTTGGCATCGGTGTCTCCTAAGCAAAGAGACACTCGCACGGGGACCCCGAAATGTACGGCAATAGAGTTTCCAAATCCGGAAAACGTGTTTCCGAGGCAAAGATGACAAGTGTGGCACTGAGTGAGGCAAAAGGTTGGTACGCCGCCCTAATGAACGCTGAGTTCAAGGGCCGGGGCGACCGCGAGAAGGCTGTTCGGGGAAGGCTGGCAGACAAGACCGGCATTCCCGAAAGCTACCTCTATCGACTGCAGTACAAGACGCGTGAAATGAGGGATATTGCCGGATCAGCTTATCGGGCGCTGATGCTGGCATATATGGCCTATGAGGAAGTTTGCCTGAGAAACGAGGAAGCGGCGGCCAAGCATCGGGCCGAACGCCACGCACTGAGGAAAGCCCATGCGACTGCTGACAAGCGCTCTGATCAGAGCGTGGGAATGGGGGAGGCTTCAAAGTGAGAAGTTCCTCCACTGGATGCGCCGGAAGCGGCCAAGGGAATAAGCTGGTCTACGGCTCTGTCTGCTCCGGAATTGAAGCCGCGACCATGGCTTGGCACTCGCTTGGCTGGACGCCGGCTTTCTTCTCCGAGATCGAGGCGTTCCCCAGCGCCGTCCTTGCCCATCACTACGGAAGCAACATGCCAGGCGAGCCGCTGGCGAAGAACGGGATCCCCAACTATGGCGACTTCACGCAGATCGGCCCAGACGCAGGACCTGTTGACCTTCTGGTCGGAGGAACCCCTTGCCAGTCCTTTTCCGTCGCTGGAAAGCGTCTCGGACTGGATGATCCGCGCGGCAACCTCGCCCTCGAATATCTCGCCCTGGCTCGCCGCCTGCGCGCCCGTTGGATCGTCTGGGAAAACGTCCCCGGCGTCCTTTCCTCTCACACAGATGATGAACAAGACGAAGAAGAAAAGGTCGAAGGCGACGAAGGGCTCGAAAGCGCCGACTTCGCCACGTTCCTCAGCTTCGTTCAAGAATGCGGGTATGGGTTCGCCTACCGGGTTCTTGACGCTCAATACATCCGAGTGGACGACTACGCTCGTGCCGTCCCACAGCGACGGCGCCGTGTCTTCCTTGTCGGATATCTTGGAGACTGGAGACGTGCCGCAGCGGTACTACTTGAGCCCGAAAGCATGCGCGGGGATTCTGCGCCGCGCCGAGAAGCGCGGCAAGACCTTGCCGGAAACGTTGCGTATGGCATTAGCCCAGATTGCCTCGACCGGGACGGTGAAGGATCCGGAGGCACGGTCGCCGAGCGAAGCGGCCTAGGTCTCGATCCCGATGTCGCCTACGCACTTCGTGCGAGGCGCGCCGGCGGGGTGGCCCATGCCTTCGGTGGCAATCGAAGCACGGGCCCTGTTGACGTAGCCACTGCCGTAAACGCGCACGGCGGACCGCATGGGCGTCTGGATTTCGAAAGCGAGACCTTCGTCGCCGAGGTGGCGAGGACGCTAACGCGCGGCGCGGAAAGCAGTGGGAAAGGCGGATATGCCGGACGCCGGCAGGAAGACGACGACAATATAGTCGCCTTCGCGATCCAGGCCGGTGCGCTACGAGAAAACCCGGCAAGCGGGCCGGATGGTGTCGGCGTTCAAGCAGACGTGGCCTATACGCTCGAGGCTCGGTCTGAAGTGCAGGCCGCACAACTCGGATGGGCCGTCCGTCGCCCCATGCCGATTGAATGCGAACGGCTTCAAGGCTTTCCTGACAATTTCACCGATGTGCCATGGCGCGGCAAGAACCATGCGCCTGATGGGCCACGCTACAAGGCGCTCGGCAATTCCATGGCAGTCAACGCCATGCGGTGGATCGGCCAGCGCATCGACATCATTGAGAAGCTGATCAAGTCGGGGAGGATCGCAGCATGACCGACCCTGCCGAAATGATCGCTTGGCTCGACCGACGCATCGCCAGTGCCCAGACCTGGCTGGCAGACCACGGCCGCCGTTCAAAGAAGCCTCGTCCCGAAATGGAGATCGAGACCAAGGAATACGACATCGCCCGATTCGAAGAGATCCGCGGCGCCTATCTGAAGGCTTTGGCTAAGCGCGAGGATGCGGCATGAGCCAGAACACCTCTTCCGCCGTCATGCAACAGCGTTCCGAGCCTCACGACAGCCTCGACGACTTCCCGACGCAGCCGTGGGCAACGCGGGCGCTTTGTGAGCACGTCCTCAAGGGTTGTCACTTGGCGAGCAAGACGGTTTGGGAGCCGGCCTGCAATCGCATGCACATGGCTGCCCCTCTAGCCGAGTATTTCAGGTCGGTCGCCTCCAGCGACGTTCACGACTATGGCATTGAGCCGGACACCAACGGATTTCCGTTCCAGTACGACTTCCTCTTCATGGGCAAGTCGCCGATCGTGAATTCCGATTGGATCATCAGCAATCCGCCTTTCCGGCTTGCCGAGCAGTTCATCGCCCGCGCCCGCGACCTGGCGACGGAAGGCGTCGCCATGATCGTCCGCACGTCCTTCTTGGAGGGCGTCGGCCGATACGAGAACCTTTTCAGCAAGAACCCGCCGTCGATCGTCGCTCAGTTCTCCGAGCGCGTGCCTATGGTGAAGGGTCGGCTGACCGCAACCGGCTCGACGGCCACCTCCTATTGCTGGCTCGTCTGGCTAAACGGCGTCACGACCACGAAACTGGTCTGGATCCCACCGTGCCGGAAGAAGCTCGAGCGCGCTGACGACTATGCAGCGTATCGCGAGGTGGCGGCATGACCTTCCTCGAAGCCTACGCCAAGTACGGTCCCGACACCATGGCGATCGCCGATGCTTTGGACATCCCAGAGCATGAGGCCGACACGCTGATCAACGCGAAGATGAATCGCGATTACCTTCGTTCGGGAAATGAGCGTCTGCGCGCGGCAGGACGCCAAGAGCCAGATCCCCGCAAACCAATTCGTTTTGCCGGATACGACGAGACCGAAAGATCATGGTGGTAAGCATGAGCAAAGGGCCGATGACTGTAGGCGATGTCCTGTTGGGGAAAACGCCGTTTGTGAAGGGCGAGTGGCACCCGACGCTTTCCAGGTCTAGGGCATCGTACCTGCTTGAAGTGGAGCCTGCCGAATACGGTCGCGTCCTTTCGGAAATCGACGCTGTCCTCGATCTGCTGGAGAGCCCGATCGAGCAGATAGCTATCCATCAGATGATGGGGCGAAGCTACTCAAGCTCTCGAAGGTTTCCCCTTCTTGCGAACGTTTACCGCGCCTTGCCTGCTAAGTGGCCCGCTGGGGCGAACCTCATTTTTGTACCGCAGGTTTCAGTCGGACGGTTCCGGGTCGACTTCATGGCCTATCTCAGCAACGGGCTCAGCTTCGCGGTCGAATGCGATGGCGCTGAATTCCACGATCCTGTCAAAGACGGGCATCGCGATAGCGCACTCATCAGGCACCACAAGCTCCCGGTCCTGAGGTTCACCGGCGCCGACATTTGGTACGGCCCTCTCTGGACCGAGCAAGTGATCAAGATGGTTCTCATGCTGGATAGCCAAAGATGAGCAACCGCGCCTGGATGCCACTCCACATTGCCGACTACCTCTCTGACACGGGGCACCTGACTGCCGCCGAGCATGGCGCGTACTTGCTCATGATCATGCACTACTGGCAGAACGGCGGCCTGCCTGACAACGAGCGCCTGATTGCCCGTATAGCGCGCCTGACAGCAGACCAGTGGGAAGAGAGCCGGGAAGTCTTGGCTATGCTGTTTGGCCCTGGCTGGACGCACAAGCGTATCGACGCCGAGTTGTCCAAGGCCGACGAGATCATCGAAAAGCGCCGCGCTGCTGCTGATGCTCGCTACAATAAGAGCAAAAGCAATGCAAATGCAGAGCAAGTGCAAAGCAAATGCAGTGATACGGGCGCGTCACCTTTAACCGATAACCTTTCTACTTCCTCACTTCATTCGGAAGCAGATCAAAAAAAACGCGAGCGCGAAAATTCGGTTTTTCAACGCTGGTTCGAAACGTGGCCAACGTTTACGAGCGACGATGCGGACAAGGCACATGCCGCATGGCTCGCCCTGTCGGAAGATGACCGAGCGGCCGTCGTCGCCAACACGCCCGGCTACATTGCGACGGTTAAAGCCAGCAAGCGTGATACGTGGCATTCCGCCGAGAAATTCCTCGTCAAGCGCCTTTGGACCCGCGCTAAGGCCCGAGCATCTCCCGACACCTTTGCCGTAGGCCAGCCAAGCCGACACCAGACGCGAGAGGAATACCTTGCCGCCGAGCTGCGGCGATCTGAACGGAGTTTCCGATGAACCTGCACATCACCCAAGAAGCCAGAAAGCAGCGCGACGAGCACCGCGCCGTCCGCGATCGGATACTCAACCCGAAAGTCACGGTGAAGCGCGCCGATGTCGAGCGGGAGCGTAACGAGGTCGCTGCGCTCAAGGCGAAGGTCGAGGAGCTGACCGGAGCCCTGAGAGGGCGCGAAGCGAAGATTCGCCACCTCGAGCTCGACATCGCCGACCGCGACGCCCGCATCATCTCGTTGGCCGATCAGGTCTCGAAGCTTGATCAATCGGGGCTGACGCCGCCTCCGAAGAGGCCGGTCACCTTGATCGTTGCCGACGTACTCAAAGACTTCCCGGGCGTCACCTGGGACGACATCATCGGCGTCCGCCGCACCCGAGACCTGGTCAAGCCACGCCAGCTTTGCATGGTCGCCGTCTACGAGGAGCGTAAGGACCTCTCGCTTCCGATGATTGGGAAAATCTTCCGTCGAGATCACACAACCATTTTGCATTCGGTCGACAAATTCAACGCGCGCAGGAACGAGGGACAATCATGATGTCAGCGAACACGAACCGAAAGATGGCGTGGTATGCGGTGCGGACCGTACCCGGTGCTCAAAAGCCGAGGCGTGAGTTCGCAGTTGAGCCTACGTCGCTGGACAAGGACGGACGCCCCCGCGGGAAGGGTTACAGGATCGTACCGAATCTGAACCCCCACATGTCCGCGATAGAGCGTGCGCTGACAGAAAACGGGTTTGACTGCTACATGCCGTCGGAGAAGCGGCTCATTCGTGACCGTAAGCACACAGACCTGTGGAAGGTTCGGCGCTTCGCTCTTCTCGTCGGGTATGTGTTCGTCCGCGAGCCCCACGATTGGCGTCTGCTGGAAGCGACACCTGGTGTAGCCGGCATCGTAAAGGCTGCCGATGGCTCGCCGCTCCCGATCGACATCATGGACATCCTCGCAGTCAGGGCGGCGGAGGCTGATGCAGAGGTCGAATTCGACCGCAAGTCTCGGCTGGCGCGACAGGTCCTGCGTAAGAACGCGAAGACCGATCCCCGTCTCAAGATGCTGATCGGGAAATTGGACATCGCCGGGTCACTAACAGTTCCTTTGGATTACCAATTTCAAGCTGCATAAGGAGTTGAAAGTTGCACAGATTTTGGTTAATTCTGTACGGGTGATTTGCTTCACAGGCGACGGGGATTCGTCCCGGCCACCCTCGCGGAACTCACGCATTCCGCCCCCAAGGGAAAATGCATCCAAAATCCTGACAATTCAGCAGGCAGGGCAACTGGTAAGCCGCGTGGCTCATAACCACGAAAGACCGGGCTCGATTCCCGGCCATGAGTACGAGGAAGGCAACGCCGGCTCTTCCTCACACAAAATAACTTAACATGGTGGGCAAAAGCCTCAGCCGGGGTGGCGAGCGCGAGTGGCGCATCCTAAATTGGCGACTAGAGGTTAGCGCTCAGCCAGCCTCCCCATGTAACTAGTCCCGTTACCGCTCGAAGAAGCGCACCGAACGGGCTACTCCCAAACCAAAGAGGTCACCTTGGCAAAATACCTCATCGAGCCTTTCGATACCGGCCCAGAAGGCCTAAAGAGCATGCAAGCCTTCATCAACGAGAAGGCGGCCGAGGGATATACCCTCGAGCGGGCGGTCCCGCGCGAGGGCTATCACTGGGTGCTTTTCTTCCAGCGATGATCCCGGCCAGGCTTGGCTAAACAAAAAGGGCGTCGACCGCTAGGTCGACGCCCATTGTCAGAGCAGCACGTTCAAGATCGCGGCGATGCCGAATAAGCAGGGCGCTGCGTTGATCGTGATGGTGACGCGGATCGTGGTTTTCTTCCACATAGGAATAGCCCTCGATCCCGTGCGCACGGAACCAAAAGGTTTCGTGTGACATGCCTGCCGAACGAATTCACCGTCGTTCACAGGAGCATCGGTCCATCTTCCACGTTTGCAACCGCTTCTGATGGGCCCCGTCGCACTCTGTTCCGGCTTCAGTTGGTGGTGGGCACGCCCATATCACTCCTAGACCGGTTCAGTACGGGCTTCGCGCTTGTCCATGCGGGGTGTTCAGGTGTGCGGCCTGAAGGCCATCCGGGGCGCGAAGTTGACAGCAGAAATAGCACACGGGATTGGAGGTATGAAGTGAGGCCACTCCCGTCGTCCTCGCTATTCACAGACATCGGTTCACCGACCTTCGTGCCGGCCGACGACATGCCGGAATGGGTAGAGGCGACCTTCCTCGATCCGTCATCGCCGCTCCATAATCCGGAGCACGCGCACCTTGCGCATGCCGAGATCCGCTTCCTCTGGACCGTCGTCGAGAACAGCCGTAAGGGCCGCCGCATCATCGGCCAGTGCGAAGAGGGAAAGCCTCAAGGCGCGATGGGCAAGTGGGCCCGCGCCCGGGCGGAGATGCAGGTAAAGCAGTGGTTCGGGTTCGTCCCGGATTTCATCATCACCCTTGACGCCGAATACTGCCGGGCATGCGGGGATGCAGAGTTCATGGCACTGGTCGAGCACGAGCTCTATCACGCCGCCCAAGAGACGGATGCATTCGGTGCACCGAAGTTCAGCAGAAGCACGGGCCGGCCGTTCTTTACCATCCGTGGGCATGACGTGGAGGAATTCGTCGGCGTCGTTCGTCGCTATGGGGCAGACGCAGCTGGTGTCCGTGCGATCGTCGATGCTGCCAACCGGCCGCCAGAGATTGTCAGGGCTCAAATAGCCCATGCTTGCGGCACCTGTCAGCTCAGGGTCGCGTAACTCTGATCACTCGCCGGCGCGAATGCGTTGCCGGTAGCGCTCTCGGTCCTCCTCGGTTGCTCCCGTGGAGAGCTCTTGGCCCGGTTCGAGCCGATGCGCGACAGGCTGCCATGGCCGCCCTGGGTTCTCTTGCTCCCAAAGCTTCTTGGCCCGCCGCTCTAGTTCGGGGTTCTGCACCGGCGCCTCCTGCATCCTGAACCTGATGGCCAAGAGCATACCTTGATGGAGCCTTTATACAGAGATGGCCAATCCAAAATATTCAGACGAGGTGAAAACCTACGTCGTGCAGGCGCTTGCTTGCTTCGACAGCCCGGCCGTTGTCGCAAAAGCAGTCAAGGCGGAGTTCGACGTCGCCATCAGCCCTCAGGCAGTGGAAGCATACGACCCGACAAAGCGGGCAGGTCGGAAGCTCTCACAGCGGTTCCGTCTGCTCTTCGAGGAGACCCGCAAGACCTTCCTCGAGGATACGGCGACCATCGCCATCAGCCATCGCGCCGTCCGACTGCGGGCTTTGCAGCGCATGGCCGAAAAGGCAGAGACGCAGGGCAACATGGTGCTGGCGGCATCGTTGATGAAGCAGGCCGCCGAGGAAGTGGGCAACGCCTACACCAACCGGCGCGAGCTAACGGGAAAGGATGGGAAGGACCTGCCGGTACCCGTATCGCCGGTCACGATCTTCCAGTTACCCGACAATGGCAGGAGCTGAGCAAGGGCAGGGCGCCCAGACGATCATCCGGCCGCAGCCGGGCCCGCAGACAGCATTCCTCGCCTCGCCGGCAGATATCGCCATCTATGGCGGCTCCGCAGGCGGCGCAAGACATGGGCGCTCCTCATGGAGCCGCTGCGCCATATCGCCAACCCGCAGTTCGGCGCCGTCTTCTTCCGCCGGTCCACGGTCCAGGTCCGAAATGAGGGCGGTCTATGGGATGAGAGCGAGAAGCTCTATCCGGCCATCGGCGCATCGCCCAAGGAACATGTGCTGCAATGGAGCTTCCCTTCGGGGGCTTCGGTATCGTTCGCTCACCTCGAGCATGACAAGACCGTCCTGAACTGGCAGGGCTCGCAGATCCCGCTCATCTGCTTCGATGAGCTGACGCATTTCAGCGCCAAGCAGTTCTGGTACATGGTTTCGCGTAACCGCTCCATGAGCGGCGTGCGGCCCTACATCCGAGCAACCTGCAACCCTGATGCAGATAGCTGGGTTGCCGAGTTCATCAGCTGGTGGATTGACCAGGATACCGGATTGCCGATCCCCGAACGGGCAGGCGTCCTTCGCTGGTTCGTCCGCATTGGTGATGCGATCATTTGGGGCGATAGCCCGCAAGACCTGGCGCACTACACGGCGCCGAACGAAGACGGCATAGAAGCGCCGATCCCGCCTAAGTCGGTGACGTTCGTTCCGGCGAAACTCAGCGACAACCGGGCGCTGATGGCAGCGGATCCGAGCTATCTGGCGAGCCTTATGGCCTTGCCGACGGTCGAGCGCGAGCGCCTCCTCGGCGGTAACTGGAAGATCCGGCCCGCCGCTGGGCTCATGTTTCGGCGTGATTGGTGCGAGGTCGTCTCTACTGTGCCGGCCGGCGTTGTCCGATGGATGCGCGGCTGGGACATCGCCGCCACGCCAAAGACGGAAAGCAACGATCCAGATGCCACGGCAGGCACGAAGATCGGAAAGCTATCGGACGGCCGATACATCGTCGCGCATCACACGTCGGACTTCTTGTCCCCTTCAGGCGTGGAAAGGCTGATCAAGAACACGGCGTCCAACGACGGCGAAGATGTTCATATCTCGCTGCCCCAGGACCCCGGGCAGGCTGGCAAGTCTCAGGTAGCGAGCATGACCAAAATGCTCGCAGGTTACTCAGTTAGGGCAACGCCCGAATCTGGCGACAAAGTTACTCGCTTTAGCCCGTTCTCTGCGCAAGCCGAGGCGGGGAATGTCTTGGTCCTCAAGGGGCCGTGGAACGAAGCATGGTTCTCCTCTCTGGAGGGCTTCCCCGAAGCAACCCACGATGACGACGCGGATAGCACCAGCAGAGCCTTCAACGCGCTGCTGAACGAGCCTGTCCAAGCGGCCATGTTCCTTTCTAAGAGGCACCGATGACCGAAAAAGACACGGCGGTAGCGAACGCTCTGGCAATCCAAATGCTCGCCAACGCGGTTCGCCGCCTCGATACGCTGTTCCCTGGCTATTTCCCGGAGCAGGCGAAACATGACCACTACAAGGACTTCGGCTATCCAAAGGCGCTCGTCTTCCAGAACTTCTATGACATGTACCGGCGCAACGGCGTTGCCAATGCCGGCGTGGACAAGACGGTAGGGAAGGTCTGGCAAGATTTCCCGTTCCTCCTCGAACGGGAGGACAGCGACGGCGAGACGCCTCTCGAACGCGATATTCGCGAGCGGTTCAATGATCTCCGGATCTGGCAGCGCCTGCGCGAGGCCGACAAGCGGTCGATGGTCGGCGCCTATTCCGGCGTCATCCTTCGCCGGGCGGACAACAAGCGGTTCAACGAGCCTGTCGATCGGGTGCCCGGCGGCCTTAAGGGTTTGGTCGAAATCATCCCGGCATGGGAAGGCCAGTTGAAAGTCTCCGAGTGGGACACCAACGAGACGTCCGAGAATTACGGCCAGCCTCTGATGTTCCAATTCATCGAGGCTGAGGTGCAGGACAATACGACCGGGCAGCAGAACGCCCGGTCCTTCGATCTCCATCCCGATCGCGTCATCGTCTGGTCGGAAGATGGTTCGGTCAACGGCAGTTCCGCGCTCGAGCCGGGTTACAACGACCTGATCACGATCGAGAAGATCATCGGCGCCGGCGGCGAGGGATTCTGGAAGAACGCGAAGTCAGCCCCAGTGCTGCAGGTCGACCCTGAAGCCAAGCTCAATGAGATGGCCCGCATGATGGGCGTTCCGCTCGAAGAGCTGGTCGACAAGATGAACGACCAGGTCGAGGACTGGCAGAAGGGCTTCGACAAGCTGCTGATGGTGCAGGGGATGGAGGCAAAGACGCTCGGCATCACCCTCCCGTCGCCCGAGCATTTCTTCGCAATCGCGCTGCAGTCGTTCGCCGCATCGATCGAAATCCCGATGAAGATCCTCGTCGGTTCGCAAACCGGGGAGAGGGCATCCACCGAAGACGCCCGGGAATGGGCACAAACCTGCATGTCGCGCCGGTCCAGCCAGGTCGTCCCGAACATCATGCAGATGGTCAACCGGCTTGAGCGCTTCGGCATCCTTCCTGAGAAGGATTGGTTCTTGTCGTGGCAGGACCTGACAGAGCCGACCAAGGCCGAGAAGTTCGAGCGCGCACTCAAGATGGCCGAGACCAACCAGAAGATGGGCGGTTCCACTGTCGTCTTCACCGACGATGAAATCCGCGCCGCGGTCGATCTCGAACCGCTGACCGACTCCGAAAAGTTCAGAGACGAGCTGGCCGAGGAAGAAACCACCGGCGCCATCGGCACGTAAACAGAGGACATCCCAGAATGAAACACGTCCGCGTCAACGTTCGCAGCGTTGCGAACACGAAGGCTGTCCGGAAGGAAAAGCGCAACGGCCGTGACGTCGTCGTCGTGTCCAGCGCCACGCTCCCCGACAACATCGTCATGAACGGGATCATGTATCCGGCCGAGGAGATCGAGAAGAGCTATTTCAGCCTGAACCGGACCCCGGCGCCGCTCGGCCATCCCGTCGTGAATGGCAAGTTCGTCTCGGCCAAAGACCCCGAGGGGATCAACCTTGGCTGGATCGGCGCATGGAACGAAAATTTGCGCCGGGAGAATGGCCGTGTCCTTCTCGACAAGGTCATCGACGTCGAGATGGCGAACCGCTCCCAAGGTGGAAAGGCTGTCCTCGCCGCCATTGAGAAGGGCGAGCCGGTCCATACCTCGACCGGTCTCTTCTGCAATCTCGAAGCCACGAACGACAACGCTGGCTACAAGCATATCGCTCGCAACCTGAATTTCGACCACGACGCGATCCTCCTCAACGAGGAAGGCGCCGCCACCCCCGACCAGGGCGTCGGCATGATGGTCAATTCCAAGGGCGAGCTCGAAGAAATCGAGGTCATCAACTCCTCACTGACCGAGGAAGCAGACCGCGAGATCGACTGGGCGGGCACCCGCCTCGTCGAAGCACTCAGGCGCCGGGAGAACATCGGCATCTGGGACAAAGTGAAGGCCGCGATCATGGAAGCCGTTGGCTCCGGGCGGGTACCCTCAACCAATCGAAAGGAAGACGACATGCCTGTCTCTGACGAGCAGTTCAATGCGCTTTCCGCCGAGGTCAAAACCCTCTCGGAAAGCGTCTCCAAGATCGGCGACACGATCGCCAACGCGGTCGCCGGTGCGGTCAAGCCGCTGACCGACAACCTGGCCGAAATCCAGGCCAACCAGAAGGCCAAGGACGAGGCCGAGAAGGCCACCCTGGTCGAGAAGGTTGTGAAAGCCAACCTGCTCACCGAAGGCGCCGCCAAGGAACTGACGCTGAACGCTCTCCGCGAGCTTGCCGCCAAGGCAGAGCCCGGGAAGGCAGCAGCACTCAACAGCGCCTTCAAGGGGTCGCAGGACGCCGACGAATGGGCCGGCTACGACCTGAACGCCAACCTTGGGAAGGAGGGCAAGTAATGTCCGGAAACGTCATCTATCGCGGCCCGATCGCCAAAGAGCCACAGACGCTCAATCTGCCGGTCAACGGCGCCCACACGCCGGGCCTTATCGTCGTCGAGAACGGCGTTCAGTTCTCCGCGGCTGTCGCTGCCGACGCGACCAAGAAGCTCTGGATCCTGTCGAACCGTCGGTTCATGGGCCAGGACGTCCAGACCGCTTACGTCTCCGGCGAGACGGCGGTCGCATACGAACTGCTGCCTGGTGAAATCTACCAGGCCCGCATGGCCGCCGGTACCTACACGAAGGGACAGGAACTCACCGTCGACGCCAACGGCCGCCTCGCGGCTGCTGTCGCCGGCAACACCATCCTCGCCTACTGCGACCAGGCCGGAACCTTCACGGTCGGCCAGCTGGCAGATGTCCGCATCGCTGACAAAGCGACGGCCGCTTAAGGAGATCACCGAAAATGCTTCGCTTTACCGAACAGCAGCAGGCGGCCATCCTCGCCAACCGTCGCGAGTTCAATGCTCGCCAAGTGGTCCTGGCCGCCAACGCAGCCACGGCGATGGTCGGCAACGCCTTCCCGCTCCCGAAATACTTCTGGGAGCAGATCGACCGAGACTCCGTCGAAATCCAGCGCGACATCCTCGTCGTGTTCAACGATCTCGCCGCCTCGGTCTCCACGCCGGTACCGATCGGCATCGTTCACCACCTCTTCCAGACCGTGAGCGACAGTGGCGAGATCAACATCTCGCTCGACGGCCGCTCCAAGGCCAAGACCGACCAGCCGGTCTACGACTACCATGGGACGCCGCTGCCGATCATCGACAGCACGTTCTCCTTCGGCTGGCGTCAGGTCGAGGCCGCGCGCGCCAACGGCTTCTCCCTCGACCCCGCGGCGCGCAACAACGCGAACCGCCGTGTCGCCGAGAAGCTCGAGGATATCGCGCTCAACGGCGATTCGAAGATCGTTGTCGGCGGCGACCAGCTCTACGGGCTGCGCAACCATCCGAAGCGCAACACCCGCGCGACCGGCGTCACCCTCAACGGTGCAACCGGTCCGCAGTGGAACGACGAGATCATCGCCACTCTGAAGCTGCTCCACGGCGACAACTTCCGTGTGCCGACGACGCTCTACATGAACTGGGACGACGTCTTCTACGCCTCCAACACGGACTACTCCACGCAGTATCCGAACAAGACGATCCTGCAGCGCGTCCGTGAGATCGAGGGCGTCCGCGAGATCATCCCGGCATCCAAGGTGCCGGCGAACGAGATCATCGCCGTCGTCAAGCGTCGCGACGTCGTCCAGGTCCTCAACGGCATGCCGGTGAGCACCCGGGCCCAGTTCCGCGCCAACATGGAGGACGATTACAACTTCGTCACCATGGCCGCCGCGGCTCTCCAGGTCCGCTTTGACGCCAAGGATCAGTGCGGCCTCGCCGTATCGAGCTGATGAGGAGGGGCTTCGGCCCCTTCCCACCTTGAACTGATCAGATCAAAGAGGATCCAAGCATGAAACTGGAAGTCACGCAGAAGGGCGTTCACGACGCTAAGGGCCAGCGGGTCGCGGTCGGCGACGTCATCGAAGTCGAGGGCGACACCGTACCGGCATGGCTGGTGAACAAGGTCCGCGTCGCGGGCGAAACCTCCGGCAAGACGCTCGTCGTCAACCCGTCAACGGGCTATGCCGTCAACCAGAAGGGCGTTGGCTGGTTCTTCGTCAGCAAGGATGGCGTGCCGGTCACCAAGTCGCTCCGCAAGGACGACCTGGAAGGCTTCGGCGACATGTCCGATGAGGACAAGGCCGCCTTCGTCGAACTGCACAAGGCAGAGGCCTAATCCATGGCAGGCTACGGCGACGATCCCACATTTGAGACGTGGCTGACCGACAACGGGTACACTCTGCCTGTTAGCGCGCCGTCGCCTGCCGTGCTCCGCAATCGCGGGAGCCAGTACATCGACGCGGTGTACGGCTCCCGCTTCGTCGGCAGCGTTGCAGACGCGTTGCAGGAGCGTTCCTGGCCGCGAGAAGGCGCTGTCGTCAATGGCAAGCTGATCCCGTCCAACGTGGTCCCCACGGCCGTCATTCACGCATCGTTCTTTGCTGCCTACCAGGAAGCGACAAAACCCGGCAGCCTTTCGGTTGTCGGATCAGGTGCCACCCGCGTGAAGCGGAAGAAGGTAGGACAGCTTGAGGTCGAGTATCAGAGCGCGTCCAGCGAGAGCGAGACCGGCGCCGACCTTACACCCATCATTTCAGTCGTGGACGGCATGTTGGCGCCTTTCCTGCGCGACGATAGCCTTGTCTGCCTCGGCATTCTCTCGGTTGGCTGCTGATGGCTACGTTTGACTATGCCGACATGCAGGCGACTGCGCACGAGCTCATCGAGGAGTTCGGGCAGGCGGGTGTCGTCACGCGTCTTGAGCCGCCGGACCCGGTCTATGGTGGCGGTCCTGTCCCGACGCCATACCCCGCCACGCTCGTCCCCATGGCCTACGGGGCCCGCTACATCGACGGCACGGTAATCCAGACCGGCGACATGCAGATTTACATCTCCGCGGTCGCACTGCCGATCGAGCCGGCGCCCGGCGACGTCGTAACCGCCAATGGCAAAGACTACGCCATCATCAACGGCGACCCGAACAAATACGACGGCATCACGCCGGTCGTCTTCATCGTCCAAGGAAGGATTGCATCATGAAAATCCGCTTCGTGAAGAACTATAAGGGCCGCGGCGTCGGCGATACGGCTGACTTGCCGGATACTGAGGCGCGGGCTCTGATCGGCATCGGACTGGCCGAGGAAATGCCGGCCGAGAAGGTCGCCAAGAAGGTCGAGAAGGGAGCGCAGCAGTGAACCGGCGCTCGTTTCTCGGCTTTGCCGTGGGCGGCGCCGTAGCTGCTCCCGCAGCCATTCTCGTCGGTGAGCGCATAGAGGGCTTTCCGAAGCCCGAAGCCATGCCGGCAACAGCCGTCGCTCGCAGTCAAGCCCAACAGGTCAGCGTCATGGTCACGAGCGCTGATGGGGACGCGCGTATTCGTCGGCTAGTTCAGAAGGAACTCCACAGGGCAATGCTCGAGCACCAGCGCGGCGGCATCGCGTTAAGTCGGCGCGACCAGTTGATGCGAGGCTGATTGCGTGGCGTCTCTTCGCCAGCAGCTCGACGCCCTCATCGAGGAGCTTTCCCCCGCAATGGAGAAGGCCTTCCGCGAGGCGATCGAGGACATCAAATCCGAGATCGTGTTGAAAGAGGTTGTCGAGCGGCTGGAACGCCGAGATGTGGAAGGCGCCATTGCGGCGCTTCACATCGATCCGGCAGCCTTCCGGCCGCTCTCCGAGGCGATCCGGACTGCCTTCAATTCCGGTGGCATCCTGGTTGCCAAGAACATGCCTCGCCTGTCCGATCCGGCCGGCGCCCGTGTCGTCTTCAGGTGGGATGTCCAGAACCAGCGCGCCGAGCAGATCATCCGCGAAGCTTCTTCCACGATGATCACGCACGTCACCGAAGACACGAAACAGATGGCCCGGGAGCGGATCGAAGCAGGCTATGCCAAGGGGCAGGCGCCAAACACGATTGCGCTCGACATCGCCGGCCGTGTGAACCGGGTCACCGGCCGCCGCGTGGGCGGATTGCTCGGCATGACGGCCCAGCTTGCCCGAACCGTCGAGAACGCGCGCACGGCGCTCCTCTCGGGCGACGTAGACGGCATGAAGCACTACCTGACGCTGACGCGCCGGGATAAGCGCTTCGATAGGCAGGTCGCCAAGGCTATACACGAGGGCAGGCCTCTTCCGGCCGACGCCGTGCAGAAGATCACCGGGCGCCTGGTGGACCGCTATGTTCAGCTCCGCGCCCAGACGATCGCGCGGACGGAAACGCAGTCATCGGTGCATGCGGCCAAGCACGAAGCTTATCAGCAGGGGCTTGATCGGGCCGGACGCGACGCCAGCCTTGTCACCCGTCGGTGGCGTTCAGTCGGCGACGGCCGTGTGAGACACACGCACCAGGTCCTGAATGCCGAAGAGGTGACAGGCATGGACCTCTCGTTTCAGTCGCCATCGGGCGCTATGATGCGCTTCCCAGGCGATACCAGCCTCGGCGCTGGTGCAGCCGAGATCATCGGTTGCCGCTGCCACGTCGAATACAATTTCGACTTCGCCGAGGAATACGCGAGATCACGAGGCCGATAATGGCTGAGAACAATCTGAGCTTCGCCGCGCAGGTATCGGAATGGGTGGAGGCGGAAAAGGAGCGCGAGGCGGCCGTCCTGCGCAGCGCGGCGCAGATGGTCGCGAACAACGTTCGGAGATCGGTTGCGGAGGGTGGACGCATCCCGGTCGATACCGGCAACCTCAAGAACTCGCTGATGGCATCGACTTCGACAATGCCGCGCGTTGATGAGGGCGAGAGGGAATACCCGGATCAGAGCGGAGAGATCGAACTCATCATCTCCAATCTCGATGTTGGCGAGACGCTCTATCTCGGATTTCAGGCGGCCTATGGTCCTCGCATGAATTACGGCTTCGTCGGGCAGGACAGTCTGGGCCGCGTCTACAATCAGCAGGGTTTCGGCTTTGTCGATGCTGAAGCTCAGACCTGGCCGCAGACGGTCAAGGAAGCTGAGGCGAAGGTTCGCGGTCGCTTTGAAGCGGGTCCGTCCCCTCGGACATAATGATCAGAGCCTTTTGAAGGACATCAAGATCGCGGATCGCGGCGGAAAGAACCTGCCGGCCATTCTCGGTTCGCACTGTCTTGTTCAGCAGCAGCGATTGCGCCTCGTGCAGGAGGTCGTGCACCTCGGTATCTGAGAGCGCTTTGTTTTCGGCCATGGGCCAAGGGGTAGCACGATGGCCGAAACCGTAGAAGAGAAAATCTTCCGCGCGCTGATTGAGCGCGTCCGGATCATGCCTCTGCCCGCCGGCTGGACTGTCGCCGCCAACATCGCATTACCGGGCCTCGCCTTCACGCCGACGGCTTCCAAGCCATTCCTCAGCATTGAGGTGCATTTCAACCGCTCGATCGAGACCGACATCTCAATGGAGATGGACCCGATCCGACAGGGTTTCATGCGTGCGAACGTGATGTGGCCGAAGGGGCAGGGCATGTTTCAGGCGATCGACTTCGCCGGCAAGGTCCGCGCCTTCTTCCGCCGTGGAACGCAGCTCACCTTTGAGGGCACCCGAACAGACATCAACGAGGATCCGGAGCTCGGGCCTCATATCACCGGCGATACGCACATCGCGCAGCCGGTCACCATCCGTTGGCAGTGCATGCCAGCAGTTCCGGCCTGATTGGCCCTGCCGCTCCGCGCCTTCGGCAAGCGCAATCAGACAGAAAGGATTGAGCTATGGCTCAGCTGTACCCAGTCGCGGGCGCGAAGATCTATATCGGGCCGGCGGTGAATAACGTTCCGGATGACGCGGATATCAACGAGGCGCTCTTCTCGTCGGTCGCCTTCACCGAAATCAAAGGCTGGCAGACGATGGGCGCGATCGGTGACGCCGCGGCGCTCATCACCGAATCCGTCATCTCGTCCGGCCGTGACCTGAAGGCCAAGGGAACGCGCAACGCCGGCTCGATGCAGAACAACTTTATCATCCTTCCGGATGACGTCGGTCAGATCGCGCTTATCGAAGCCGAGGCAACGCCCTACAACTATCCGTTCAAGCTGTTGTTCAACGACGCGCCGCCGGCGAAAACGTCGACGGTCACGATCACTGTCGCGACCCCTGGCGTGATCTCCTGGAACGCTCATGGCCTTGCCGGCGGCACTCCGGTCAAGTTCTCGACGACTGGCGCGCTGCCAACGGGGCTCACGGCCGGAACCACCTATTACGTCGTCAGCCCGTCTGCGAACGACTTTCAGGTCGCGGCAACTCCGGGCGGGGCAGCGATCGCCACCAGCGGCACGCAGTCGGGCACCCATACCGCCACCACCGCGCCGACGGGAACGACGAAGTACTTCTACGGGATCGTCATGACCGCCCAGGAGAACGGCGGCGGCGCCAACACCGCTCGTCTGCTGCAAGGCAACGTCGAAATCAACAGCGCCGTTCTGACGGTTGCTCCTGCAGGTGGTGCGTAATGGCTGAAGAGTTTGTCGACCTTTCCGGCCTCGAAGCCCTCGTCCAATCCCAGGAGGAGGGTATCGAGATCGATATCCTGAATGAACAGGCCAAGCCGATCGGCCTCAAGATCCGCGTCGTCGGGCCTGATAGCGACCGTATGCAGAAAGCGGTCCGCGATGTTGCCTCCGAATTCGCCAAGGCTGCGGCCGATCGCGAAAGCCTCGGAGAAGCGCGGGAAGATGACAGCGACGCCCGCATGGTCGCCATCCTCGCAAAGGCGACGATGAGCTGGTCTCCAAATCCGAAGATAGGGGGCAGTGTTGTGCCCTTCTCGGAGGAGAATGTCCGAAACCTCTACACCAAGTTCCGGATCATCCGTGAGCAGGTAGAGGTTCGCGCGGTTCGCCGCGGCTCTTTTACCAAAGGCTGATCGACCGGCTCTGCAGCCTTATCGTCGATCAGCACGAAGGTAAGAAGCTCGCTATCCCCGCTGCCGGCCAACAGGTCTGGTGGTGGTTCCGAGAGTTGGACAGCCAGCGCACCGGGAACGGCTACGGGCCCAATGCCCTCGGGTTTGAGGCAATTGGAGAATGGGCGAGGCTTCGCGGCCTCGTCCTCAAGCAGTGGCAGCTCGATGCCATTCTGGCGATGGACCTGAAGCGCCGCGAGATCATGGCGCCGAAGGATGAGCCCGAGCCAGAGAAGCCGAAAGTCTCAGAGCGTCCGCTCTCCGCGCGTCTCTTCGATGCGCTATTCCCAAGCAAGAAGTGATAGCCGATGTCTGAAGCGACCCTTGGTTTCAAGATCGATAGCTCGCCGGCAGTTACAGGCGCAGCGGATCTCGACAGGCTCACTGCGGCCGCCACTCGCACGCAGCAGGGCGTGAGCAAGCTCGAGAACGAATTCGAGCAGCTGGGCGATGCTTTGGGGAAGGCCGGCCAGGGAGCGGGCAAGCTCAAGCCTCCGATTGACGATCTCGGCCGCTCGTTCGGAGCGCAGGATGAGCATGTGCGCGCCTTCCGGATGGAAGTCGAGCGGCTCACGCTGAAGTATCAGCCGTTGGCGAAAGCCACGCGCGATTACGAGGCCTCGATCGGCGAGATCCAGCGAGCCCACAAGCTCGGCGCCATCACGGCGCAGGAAATGACGCAGGCGCTCGATCGCGAGCGGCAGGCTTATGAACGGCTGAAGACATCGGCGACGGCCGCCGGCGCTGCGGTAAAGGCTGCGAACACGAACCGGCCGGGCGGCCAGGGCTTCAACTCTGCCAACGCGGCTTTCCAGTTCCAGGACATCGCAGTCACGGCCGCCATGGGCATGAACCCGCTCATGATCGGCCTGCAGCAGGGCACGCAGCTTGCGTCCGTTCTCGGTTCGATGGAGCGGCCGGTCTCCGGTCTGGCCTCGGCCTTCGCGTCGCTGATCAGCCCTGTTTCGCTGATCACGATTGGCTTGACCGCCGGTACCGCCGCGCTCGTCCAGTATTTCATGACGGCCGAAAGCGGGACCGACAAGACGAGCAAGCTGTTCGAAGAGCAGAACGACCTGATCCGCCGCGCGGCCGCCCTCTGGGGCGACGCTGCGCCGCAGTTGAAGGCCTACGTCGACGAGCTCGACCGCGCCGACAAGATCACTCAGGGTCGGGAAGCAGGAGAGATCCTGGCCGGCCGGGAGCTAGAGGGCCTCGGCGAGGAGTTGCAGGGTGTAAACCGGCAATTCTCCGAGGCGGTTCGCGGCCTCCGTAGCATCGACGCTGACCCCGCATTCATCCGAGATTTCTCGCAGGCCTTCGGTGACCTTCGCGAGCGCCTCGACGAGGGTACCGCATCCATAGCGGACATCAATAACGCTCAGCGCTTCTTGTCTGAAGCGGTAGACCGGTATGGCATTAAGTCCGTCCTCGGGTTCCGGGACGCCTTCGACCTCATTACCAAGTCGATCCGAGACAGCATCGAGGCTTCACGCGAAGCGCGCGCTGCCTGGATTGCGGGCATCGCGGGTGCCGATAACGTACAGGACATCATCTCTGGATCGTTCTTCACCGAAAACGGCAGGACGATGCGCACCGCGGACTTTATGCCGCGCAACCCGGGTGTTCCGACCGGTCGACCGAACATCGAGCTGAGCGGTGATCCGGACGCCGCGACCATCCTCAACTCCGATGGCCGGCTGACCAGCGTCCCGGTACCGGGGCAGAAGCCGAACTTCTTCGAGCTCGAAACGCAGAAGGAGAAGGTCGACGACGTCACAAAGGCTTATCGGCAGGCTGCTGAGGCAAAGGCTGACTTCTGGCTCGACATCTCGTTTCAGGAGCGCCAGGCCGAGCGCAGCGCCATCGATCGCCAGGTAGCAACCACGCTCACGCGCTACGGCTTCAACGAAGACCTGAATTCCCCAGAGGCGAACGCAATTCGCCAGGGCCTTCGCCGGGATGAAGCAAAGGACGCGTTCAAGGGCTTCTTCGACGGCATTCACCAGGAGGCATGGGCAAACGGCGGCAAGATCGGCGATGCCATCGTCAAGTCGGCTTTGAGTGCTGCGCAGAAAGCCAGCGAAAAGGCTTGGGATGCCATCTTTGATCAACTGGCTACCGCTGCGGCCAATTGGCTGACCGGCGGAAGCGGGAAGTCTTCCGGGGCCGGTGGCGTCGTGAGCAACCTGCTCGGTGGAGCCGCGAACGACAATGGCTCGTTTGCTGCACCAGTCGGCGCAGTGGCGCGTTCGTCGCTCGGTCCGGTTTCGGGATCCGGTGCGGAACTGGCATGGAACTTCTGGAAGTCTAAGGGGCTCGCCGACCATCAGGTCGCCGGCGTCCTCGGCAACATCAAGGCCGAAAGCGCCTTCAACCCCCTCGCAGTCGGCGACGGCGGGAACGCCTTCGGGCTGTACCAGCACAACGACCGCAGGAACAACCTGTTCAATGCGATCGGCGGGAAGGGAAACCTGAGCAACGCCCTGGCGCAGCATGAATTTGCGTATAGCGAACTCATGGGGCCGGAAAGCCGCGCGTGGCAGGCGTTGACGAGCGCCAAGGATGTTCGGGGCGCGACTGCGGCCTTCGCTGGCTTCGAGCGCCCGTCCGGGTTCTCGTGGGGCAACCCCGAAGGCGCTCACAACTTCGCCGGCCGGCTAGACGGCGCAGAAGAGGCGTTGTCGAAGTTTGGCGGAACCGCGCAGCAGGCAACTCAGGGCCTCGTGCAGCTCGGTTCGACGCTCCAAAGCATCCCACAGGCGCTCATGGCAAACGGCGGCGGTAGCGGCGTTCTAAGCGGCCTGACGAAATACGGCATGGGACTGTTTTCGGGATCCGGCCAGTTCGCGAGCGCTTGGTTGAAGGGCGGTATAGGCCTTTACGCTGACGGCACGAGCTACGCGCCTGGCGGATTGTCGGTCGTCGGCGAACGCGGTCCGGAACTTGTCAACTTGCCACGTGGATCGCAGGTGTTCGACACCAACCGGAGCGCCCGCATGATGGGCGGCAACGGCAACAGCAGCAGCGCTCCGGCAAACCTCAACGTTAACGTAATCGGTGCCAACGGCGATGAGCACGTCCGTGCCCTTGTGCGGCAAGGCGTTGGGCAGGCTCTGTCTCAGTATAACGAGCAGCAGCGCCGCGTCGGCTTCGGGGAAACGCAGAAGCGATTTGTAGCGCAGAAAGGCTGATGGATGGCAGTCTACATCAACCAGCCGACTGTGCCGATCATGTATCTACGGCCGACCCGGGCGAGTTTCGACAATCCCGGGTCGGCGATCGACGGCGGCGTCAATGGTATCGGGGAGTCGATCAGCATCGAGACCAGCGGCGGCGGTATCGTCACTGCCGTCTATGAGCGGTGCGTCCTGCAGGCTGAAGACACAGAGCGGCACGAGGTCATCAACTGGCTCGGGGCACGTGGGAACGGTGGCTATCGCTTCTTCAACGTCCCCATCATCAATGACGGCATCGGACCGTTTCCGGTCATCGCCGGCAAGAAGCGGCCGATCATCAAGGGCATTCCCCATTCCGACGGTTCGTTCTTCTCGGACGGTTCCGGCTACAGCCAAGCGACGGTCTACGGCGAGGTGACGGAAGCGGCCGGCCTCGGAGCCGGGATCTTGAAAATGCGCGTCTACGGCGCAGCACGGCCGCTGCGTTGGTCGGATTGGTTCTCGATCTACCACCCGACCAAAGGGTGGCGTGCCTATCGGTACTGGGAGGTCATCTCAAAGACTGACGAGACGAACCCGGTCTACACGCTTGCTATCGCTCCTCCGTTGAGGGAGGCCGTGACAGCCGGGACGCGTGTCGAACTGGCGCGGCCGATGTGCGTCATGAAGTTCCCTCGCGGCTTCACGCTGCCTTGGGATTATGAGGGCTGGTATCACTCGCGGCCGACGCTTCGGTTCACGGAGGCGTTCTAATGGAGTTCGTCCCCGCACACATCATCGAGGAGATGCGCGGCAGCCATCAGCTCGGCATCTTCCTTAGGGTCGACACGGATCCTGCATTGCATCTCTGGTTCGGGATCAACGATATCCCGGCCAACTTCGACAGCATCGATCCGACAGGGACGGTCTATCTTGGTGGCGGCCGTCTGATCGGCGTGCCAACGCTCGAGATATTGGTCAATGGTACCGCGGACAGTGTCGAGTTCACCCTTTCGGGTCTCGATCCGACGACTTCGGCCAAGATGCTCGACAGCCTGCCGCCGGTGCGCGGCGCGGCCGTGCAGATGGGCCTGACGACGCTCGATCGGTATTTCCAGCCGATGAGCAGCATCATTCCGATCTGGACCGGTACCGCGTCTCATACCGGGGAGGTAAGCCCGCCGGTGGAGGAGGGGGATAGCCCGAGCATCACGCTTTCCCTTGCCGTTGTGACCGGCGAGGCGACCCGTTCCCGTGGTGCGCGCTCGGTGTGGTCATCTCCTCATCAGAAGGCGATTTCGCCAACCGACAAGTTCTGCGACGGCGTCAGCCGGCTTGCCAGGGGCGTTCAGCCGGTCTGGCCGAATTTCTAAGGACTGCCATGACCTTGCAAGACTTTCTTGCCCTGCCGCACCAATTCAGGTGGGGCGGGGTTGCTGGTGACGACTGCACGACCTTCTGCGGAACGTGGCTGCGCGAAAGCGTCGGCGTCGATCCTGCGGAAGCCCATCGCGGCACATACAGCACGGCTGAAGGCGCTCACGATATTCTCGCGCGGGCAGGCGGCCTTGTAGCCTTCGCCGCGGCCGCACTTGAGCCGCTCGGCTTTGTACGCACCGATGATCCGCAAGACGGCGACGTCGGCGTCGTGCTCGCTCCTGCTGGCATGGCCGGCGTCAAGGAAGTCTGCGCCATCCGCTTCGGCCCTCTCTGGGCCTTGCTGGCGCCTTCCGGTGTCATCGCCAAGAAACTTGATCACGTTGCCGCCTGGCGTGCGCCGGATGGAGATCGAGACGAATGAGTTTCCATCACCGCATGATGCTGCAGCGCTATGGGCTCGGCTGCACGACGTCGCTTTACAGCGAAGTTCTGTTCGATCCGATCTTCACGCCGATCTTCACCGCCGTGCTCGGAACGGGCGCCTTCAACATCGGCGTCGCGTCCATCTCTTACGCGTCGATTGCTTCGGCGATTGCAACGACTGCCATCTCGATCGGGCTGCAGGCGCTGCTGGCGCAAGCACCGAAGCCACCGAAGCCCGAAGACGGTAGAGCTCCGCTTAACCAAGCAATTCCGTTCCGCGTCTATGCCGTCGGCCGCACCCGCGTCGCCGGCGCCCGCATGATGTGGGAGGCGAAGGGCTCCAACCTCTACTCGGTGCAGGCCATCGCCGGTCATCGGATCAAGTCGTTCAACCGGTTCTACCTGAACGACGACGAGGTGACGGTCGTCGATAACGTCGTGACGCCTCTGACGACGGGTGGCCGGTACGGCGCGGGTTCCGCGAACGTCAGGCTGTACACGCGCCTCGGCGCGAACCCTGAAACGCCCTATGCCGAGCTCGTCTCTGCACTCGGCGCGGACGGCATCTGGACCAACGATCATCGCGGAGACGGACAGGCCTCGCTCGCAATGCGGGCGCATAATGCAGACGCGCAGGATCAGCAGACGGCGTTTCCATACGGGGCACCGTCTCCATCAGTGGAGATCGATGGCGCCTATTGCTGGGATTTTCGCGACCCGGCGCAGGATCCTGATGACCAGAGCACCTGGACATGGACCCGCAACTCGGCCGTCATTTTGGCCTGGCATCTCTGCTTTAACGAGTTCGGGTTCGGCCTTGATTATCAGAAGGCGCTCCTTCCGGTCATCGACCTCTGGAAAGAGGAAGCTGACATCTGCGACGAGGACGTCCCTCTCGCCGGCGGCGGAACCGAGAAGCGGTATCAGTGCAATGGCTGGGACACGACCGAGAACGGCCCGAAATCGGGACTGAACGCAATCCTCGCTACGTGCGACGGCCACCTGGTCGCCCGCGGCGACGGTGCCCGCATTCTGACGGTCGGCAAGTTCCGCGAAAGCCGGACGGCCACGCTGACCGATGCCGATATCGTCGGCCACAACGTCCAGTACGGTGTTCTCTTCGAGGACGAGTGCAATCGGCTCGTCCCGAAATTCACCTATCCGGCGACGAACTACACGAGCTGCGACACGGACTTCTTCGAGGACACAGACGCGCAGATCTCTGCCGGCCGCGTGCTCACGATGGAAGGGAGCTACGAATGGTGCCACCAGTGGCGGCAAGCGCGGCGCCTCGGCAAGCGTGATTGGCTCCGGCAGCGCCAGGAGGTCAAGGGCAGCCTCGACGTCCGACTTTCCGGCATCAACGCGGTCTATGCGCGATGGGTCCGGCTGGAGACGCCGAAACGGCTGCCTAAGCTCGACGGGAAGCTGGTTGAGAACCGCCGCTCCATCGTCGCCCTCACAAAGGGCGGCTTTACGATGGACTTCATCGAACATCCCGACGGGATCGACGACTGGAACCCAGCAACGGAAGAGGGGCAACAGCCGCCGGTACCGCCGGCACCGAATGCCTCCGAGATCCCGACGCCGGTCATCAATCTGATCCAGGCAAAGGCGAACGGCGGGAGCGTCTACATCCGTGTCGTGATTATCGACCCTGCAGACGGCAGTTTCACGCCGGTCGTGCGCTACAGGGTAGCCGACGCGGACGGCCTCGGCACACTAGGTGCGTGGGTTGAGCAGCCAAACCCGAGCGCCGAACCATCAGGCGGATACATCGACCTGTCCACAGGCAATGTGCCCACCGACAAGGTTCTGGACATCCAGGCTGCGTTCATTGCGTCTAATAGGCGGTATTCGAACTGGTCCGTGACGGAAACCGTCACGTCAACGTCAGATCCGACGCCTCCGGCCGCGCTCACGTCTTTTGCGCTGACTGGATCGGCTCCGCGCCTCGGCCATGCTGCGTTCGCATTCTCGACTGGCAACGACTCTCACGTCCGATCCGTCGAGATATATCGGGTGCCTTCCGGCTCTGCGTTCGATCCAGACACGGCGACCCTGGTAGGCACGCGGGCAGTGGGGCCGTCGGCAAGCTATTCGTTCACGGACGGCGACGATACGAGGACCAACCTTTTCGCCAATGGTGGTTTTGACACGGATACGGTGTGGTCGAAGGGCGCCGGCTGGACTATCGCCAGCGGCAAGGCAACCCACGCCGCAGGAAGCGCCAATTCGCTTCTTCAAACGGTGACGCTGACCCCAGCGGGGACGGTTTTCCGATATCAGTTCGACGTCCTCGACCTGACGGCAGGGAGCGTCTTCACCAGGTTTAATGGCGGAACGGTCGTCAACGGTGTCGCGCGGACCGCGAACGGCACTTATCGCGGCTCGATGACCTCGGTGACAGGTAACGTCTCTGCCGGTTTCAATGAAAGCTCGACGTTCGCGGGTTCGGTGGACAATGCCATCCTCTACCCAGAAACCCCGAGCTGCGCACCACAAGGCGTCTGGGACTACTATGCGGTCCCGCTCAACGGCTCGGACGTCGAAGGCCCTTATTCGGGCCCCGTCACTGTGACGATCGTCTGATCAAACCAAAAATCTAAAGCCTTATCGACCTCGACCGCGCGCCGGGTCGATCCTTCATGGAGTGCTTCATGGCAGATGAAATCAGGGATGCTTTCGCAGTTGCTTGGCCGGACGGACCAGCGTCAGATCCAGTCGAGCCTGACAAGAGCACGATCCGCTCTATCGGGCCAGTCATCGACAAGAAGATCGCCAATACGGCGGCCGACCTGCAGATGCAGATAAACGAGGTTGAGCTGATCGCCGAGGCCGCCTCGGCAGGCCTGGTGCAAAAGGGAACATGGACGGCGCTCGCGGCAATCGTCGGAACGACGAACGGCCAGGCGGGGCGGGTTGCGGGACCAGATGCCGGCACGCATACCGATCCGGTCGTCGGCGGCACGGTCGCGAACGAGGGAGAATATGCTTGGAGCACGTCGCCGGCTGGGTGGCAGCGCGTTGGTGACCTTCTCGTCTCCAAGGTCGCGCAGGTGGCAGCGAGCTTTCATGACAATCTCGGTTTCGTCGGCATGCAGCTTCAAACGGACGGTTCGCTGCGGCAGAACCCGCCAGAGAGAAGCTTTGAGATTGGCGATACGCGCAGCGCCGCTGAATTGCTGGCCGTTCAGGACGAGCGCGGGTTCAAGGCCCTATCCCTGACAGCGGAGGAGTTTCGTGCGCCGGGCGTTTCCGGCGGCGAGGATGAGGGATTCAACTTCGGCTTCGACGCTTCGCCGCTGATCGGTGGCCACCTCGTCGCCTTCGATGACGCGGAGACGCATCTCTATACGCGCAACGTTCTGCCGGCGCGCAGTGACATTTCCCGGGTGCGGGCATCGCTTTACAGCGAGGCGGCTACGGACGGATCGCGCCCGTCCTACAGCAGGCTCGGTGATGACGAGCTCGTTGTCGACCTGACGAAATGCGGTGGCACGGTCTACCTGCAGACGCGGCTCGACGAGGTGAACCCGGACATACGGCACCAGGCGACGCTTTCCGTTGTTACGCCGCCCGTGGCGCCGGGATCGCTTAACACTGCGAGGGTGTTGATGATCGGCGACAGCATCACCAACCGGCAGATGGCCGCACGCATGAACGCCGCAGCCGCCGCCAAGGGCTACACGCTCACCTTCGTCGGCACGCTAAACGGGGCAGGGATCGGACAAATCTCGTCGGATGTGACGGGACCGCTTGGCGAAGGCCGCGAGGGCTGGGAGTTCGGTGACTTCACCTATGCCGTAACGGACCGTGTTTCCATCGTCGCGCCCGGTGATGAGGCAACCTATCTCGCGTCGGACAAAGCGACGAAGCAGACGAAAAACCCGTTCCTCCGTGTAGCGGCCGGCGGCGACGATCCGTCGGTCGTGCGCAACGGGAATGTGTTCGATTTCGATTTCTACCTCGATCGGTTTACGCTCGCCGATCCCCACGTCGTATTCATCGGCCTTGGCACCAACGACATCCGCGATCTCAACTCACCAGATCTCGGACCGGCGATCACCGATGGCCTCACCATCATGTGCGGGCAGATTCAAGCGGCCCGGCCGGGAACGAAGATCGTCATCTGGTTCCCCCCGGTTTCACGCTCAAGTGACCGCGATACAGTGTGGAGCGAATACGTCGAGGTGCTATCGCGCCAGATTAAATTCGTCCGCGAGCAGGCAGACGTGGACATCCGACTGTTGCCGACATGGGCGATGGCTTCCCAGGAAGTGGGATTTGCGCTCGACACCGGCTCGACCTCTGATCTCGGCATTCAGACGGCAAGCCTCTCCGACACGGTGCACCTGTCGTCCTTCAATATTGCGCGCGTCTCCGAAGTGCTCGCGGCGGCTGCCGCGGCCGTGGCGCAAGGCGTTCTCTAATCTCTCATTCCCCCCCCAAGGAGAAAAATACATGGGTACCAATATTCTCGTACCCGGCGCCGATTTCTCGGCGTCGGCAGTTGGCTTCAACGCGGCCGTCGAAAGCGGCCTGAAAGGACTGTGGTTCTTTAATCGCGGAGTCCGAGCGTCTGCCAAGAACCTGGCGCTCGGAGGGGTTGATGCCGAGGTATTCGGTACGCCCTCCGATCAGGGCGCGTTTTTGCGTTTCAAAGGCGGCCAAAGCTTCTTCCAGACGGAGATCGAGGACACCGAGGCCTTCACACATATCGCCGCCGTGAAATCGCCGGACACAATGGCCGACCAGGCCCATTCCCCGATGTTCGTAAGCAACTTCGGTTCAGGGTCGAAGGCCGGCTATCTCGCCTCTGGACTTGCCGGAGCGAGCATCTACAGCAATGTCAGCATTACTCTCGCCACAATGAGCGCTTCACGCTACACCGATGGGACGAACACCGCTGTCACCTCCGCCGGCACAAGCATCGCGACCACGCTCTCGAGCTGGAGCCTTGTCGCCTCTCGCGTCCGCACTGATCGAGCGCAGCGGGATAATCTGACGGCGGCCACGGCGGCGGCAGCCAACTACACTTCACAGGCCCGTGTGCTTGCCGCAGGCGATTTCCGCATCGGCAGTTCCTATAGCCTGTCGTGGCAAGGTGAATGCGACATTGCGGCGGTCGCGATGTACAACCGCTACATCGACGACGCGGAGTTGGCGACAATCGGCGTGCAGATGCGCAACGTGCTCGCGCATCTGGGGATTGCTGTGTGATTAGAGGCGAGCTTTAGGCGGGCGACCGGTTGCCGTATAAGTCGTCAATCTTCTGTACGATTTCTTGCACCTCGTCGCGACCGTCACTGTCTTTCGGCTCCTCATCATCGAAGAATGCATGTTGGCGGTTCACCGCTCCGATGAGGTCTACGATCAGTTCCCCAAGTGATGGTCGCGAAAGTTCTTGATTGGCATCCATGGTGATGTCCCAGCTGGTTAAGTGGCGATGAATACCGCCGCTTCGATTTCGCCGCAATAGAGCAGCTCGTCACAGTCTCGGGTCGATACTGGGTCAGCCCGCTTCGTCTGCTTCCGGCATGGACTTCCGAATTTCCCTGAGCCTCACGACACACGCCTGTATGTCATCGAATGGAAGGGTTTTGATTACGCTGAATGGTAGATCCCACCATGCCGTTTGTAGGAGGAACAAGACCGTGAGGTGATCAAAGCGGTAGCGGATCAGTTTGGCCGGGGAGCCGCCGACAATCGCGTAATCAGGAACATCCTCAGTCACGACAGAGTTGGCGGCGATGATCGCGCCGTTGCCGATGGTCACACCGCCCTTGATAATCGACTGAGCGCCCACCCAAACATCGGAACCAATCGTCGTCTTTGGGAGAGCCAGGAACTTTGATTGGCGTTTGAAATTGTATTCTTCCAGCTTCGGGAACATCCACCCACTGTACTGAAAACTGTGCGACGACAACATCTCTGTGGGGTGGTTGGCGACTGCGATCTCGCAGCCGCGTGCAAATGAGCAATACCTCCCGATTGAGGTGTTTCGGTAGACTATGGTGTCAGTGTTGATGAAGCTGAAAGATCCTACGTCGACATCGACATGAACTTCTACCCGATGGCCGATGGACACCGGGTGCTCAAGTTTGTCCGGGGATTTGATGATCGCGGAACGTTCGATGTGCGAGTGGGTGGCGTCGTAAATGGTCGTCATTCTTCATTTCGCGGTTGTTCGCAGCGATGGGTTTCGCGAGCGTTTCATTGGTCTACTACGGCTCTCTCCTGTAGACAACGGAGTCTCCTTGAACACGCTCCCGTCCAGGGAAGCACCGAGATCTAGTCGTCACTGGATGATACGCAAGAGGAGCGACACCAATTTGCAAAGGTCCAAGTCGGAATGATCGAGAAAGCTTGGAGGGCGGATGCTTCGTGCGTGCGCGCTGCCCGACAAACTTCACTTGTCTCAAGTTTTGCGGAGAGTGTTGTCGGCGCGCATCTGCAGGATAATGTCGATCACGTCCTCGATCTCGACTATCCTTCCGGTGTCTGGGTTGAGGTATACCGACTGGTCAATGCAGGCGACGTGGAATAGGTCTTCGACTGTTCTCTTCTGCTTTCGCCTCGGGGTCGCGTTCCTATCGTTCGTCAGGCCCCATCCGGAATAGAAGGGCGTCCCGAAGGTAACTACTTCCTTGCCTCGCATAAGGCCCTCAAATCCAACCTGCGAGGAGACAGTATATACCTTGTCGCATCGATCGATGACTGATCCGATCGTCACGTCGTCCGGCAAAACCGTTATTTCTGCTTTGCTGCGGTCGCGGTATGAGTTCATGTCACGCTGGATGCTGTCGGGGTGGCGCTTAAAATAAATCGGGCGACTTGGGTTTTCGGCCACTGCAGCCTCCAGCATGCGATTGAAGCTGGCGTCATTCGCGCCCGCGAACTGAATCGAAGCGTCGCCCTTCTTCTGGTCGACGACGAGGACCGCCCCGGGTTCAATCTCGAATTCGGGGCTCTCGACGTACTTGTTGTATTTCGTGATCTTCTCGGCGCAGATTCGGTCGATGACGGCGCGGGCTCGGCGGCCCTGCTCATCGGCCAGGGAAAATGCCGGATCGTTCAAGGTCCGCTCGATGCGAGACGGCTGCCGCGCATCGAAGTAGTAGCCCATATCGTCGATCATGAAGCCGAGCGCGCGACGCTCATTCAGAGTCGCGTCGGGATCGAAATAGGAGGCAAAGGCACCGAAGAGGGCGACTTCCGTAAAATAGAGTGGCAGATCGTAGAGGTAGGCCGTCTCGACGCAGGACCAGAACATGTTCTGCTCTATGCGCTGGGAGAGCAAGAACACCGCGTTCGGTAGCCGATCCGTGAAGAAGGAGAAATCCGAGGTTCTCGTGATCGTCTTGATGTTCTCGGCGTAACCACCCTCCATATCGAATTTGTTGACGTTCGACATGATCGCAGCGTTCGCAGGCAACGCCTCAATCATGGATCGGGCGTTGAAAGTTGGAGGCGCGTCGGACGCTTTCGCTAGGAGTGTGCTTTTCAGGGTGATCGCTGCATTCGCCCTATTGCTGCGCTTCTCTACGGCCTCAACGCGATTCTCGAGCTTTCCGACGGCCAAGCGCGTTTTGCGGATTCGCGTGAAGCTGACGACGGTGGCCGGCACGATGACGGTCAAGAAGTGGGCTAGCGTATTTTTCTGTGGCTTCTGGGTGGCTTGCTTCTCAGCTGGGGTCGATGGCTGGGGCTTTTCGATCTCAGCAGCATAGGGTGTCAGGGAGAGATAATCGAACCACTCTTCCGATTTGGGGTGTTCGAGGGAAATCCAAGGCTTGCGCTTGAGGGTGTAGTGAATGATCGCGGGGTCGCTTATGGCTGCCGCCGCTTCTGACTTGTCCATGAAATTGTTGACGCCGACCACTTCCGCTACCCAGCCTGGGCGGAACATGGAGCCGTGAACGTTCCATTTGATCGGGGTGTACTTGATCGATCTGGAAAACATCTCGGTGATGATCTGCTGATCTCCGAGGACTAGCAGGCTGTTGAAGAAGTCAGTCGCGTTCGCAGACGAAACCGGAATCGTCTCCGTTGTGGACGTAGATGTGTCCGACAAGGCGTCCAGCGGAGCCGAGAGCTGCCCATCCACGACCACAGACCGGGTCGCTCTCGTCTTGTCCTTCCCATGAGAACTCTGCACAGGCGGATCCATCGCGTGCGCCATAGCGAACATCGAGAAAGCCCTTGAGCGCGACGAATGCGATTTCGCCGTCCGCTGTGCCCTGGAATGTCAGATGCGCCTCTTCGACGAGATCGAGGACGTCGTTGTCCCAGTTGTCCATCTCGACGATGCGCCAACGACCGGCGAAGGCCTTGGCGAAGGGAGAAACTCTCGCCATCAGCCTGTCTCCGTCATGAGCTTTGGCAGCCGCACCAGATTATAGGCGGCGGCCGCGAAGGTGAAGGCCCATCCGACGCGGTCGCGCCCGCGGAACTTCGTCTTATCCTGCCCCGCGACGGTTTTGATCCAGCCGAACGCCTCTTCGATGCGCTTGCGGATACGCAAGCTGGCCTTATAGCCGCAATGTCGCGTCGTGCGCCCATCAATGGCCGAACGGCGACCGTTGATGTTCTGCGTCACGTGGGGTGTCACCTTTATCGATCGCAAATCTTTGACGAAGTCTTTTGTGTCATATGCTTTGTCGGCACCCAGCGTGATCGCTTGTGGCCGGTCGGAGAAGGGTTCGATCATGGCAAGCGCCGCGACACGTTCGGCATATCCGCTGGCCTCTGTTAGACAGGCATCGACCAGTAGGCCATGGCGGTTCTCCATCAGCCCATGGCCCATAAAGCACAGCTTGGCTTCCTTGCCTTTGCCTTTCTTATAAAGCTTTGCATCGGGGTCGGTCGTTGAAGCATGCGTCTCGTTGGAACGCCTTTCGCCGTGGAAGTCTGATTCCGCATTCCGACCGCCGCTATCTGATGGTGGTTCGCCATTATCGCCCCTTGGGCCGTCCTTCGGCTTGAAGCTCTTCATCGACGCCCAGGCCTCGACCAGTGTGCCATCGACAGAGAAATGGTCAGTTGACAGCAGCCGCTTTACCTTGGGCTGGGAAAGGATTGCACCCAGGAACTTCGCAGCGATGTCGCCATCAAGCAACCGGTCGCGGTTCTTCGAAAACACCGAGTGGTCCCAAGCCGGATCGTCAATGCCGAGGTCAACAAACCAGCGGAAAAGAAGGTCGTATTCCAGCCGCTCCATTAAAAGCCGTTCAGAACGGATCGAATAGAAGGCTTGCAAAAGCATGGCACGTAGAAGCTTCTCAGGCGCGATCGAAGGCCGTCCGATCGGCGAATAGAGTGCTGCAAAATCTCGTTCCAGCGAGACGAGTGCATCGTTCACGATCTGACGGATGGCACGTAGAGGATGATCTTTTCGAACACGATCCTCAAGATCGACATAGCTGAAGAGTTCGCCTGTCCTCACATCGCCGCCGCGCATCCATCAGCTCCAAATCGCAATACAGCGAGTGAATCATGACCAGAGCCCGGGCGCTAGGGCTTTTTCAACACCCTGCTAGGCGATACCGGTTGCTTTCGAGATATCGCTCAACGAGTTCGCTGAAGCCGATGTCGCGCATTAGATCGACGTTCACGAGAAGGACACCGGCATTCGGGTGGGGAGCGGCCTCGGGAAGCCCGGAACGCTTGTTGTAGGTGCGAGAGATCGTGTCCTCGACACCGGCGAATAGAGCGCCGTCGAACGGGATGGCGAACAGCTCGTCAATTGACTTGCGGATGATCAAGTCGCTGTCCAGATAGAGCGCCTTGCGTGCGTCGGCCGGCAACAACTTGTGCATCAGCAGCCGGTAATAAGTGGCGATCGAGATGCCCTTCGAGGTTTTGATGTTGGCGAAGACGCTGGCATCGACGGGAACCTCGTGAAGCGCAAACGGATGGATCGACTGCAGTGCCTCGATCTTCGCTCGCTCCTGCTCGGGCAGCAGCTTCTCGATTAGTACGAACACGCGAATAGGCTGCCGTCCTGCGTAATTCTTCAGGATTGACGCCAAAGTGACGGCTGTGAAACGGATGTATCTCTCGTCCGAAGCGAAGACCAAATCGACGGTCTCCTGATCAGGCTCGCTATGGCCGACCGCTTGAATACGCTCAAAAGCTATAGGGCTAAGCGCGAGAGACATTCATAGCTCCGACAATTTTGTTCAACTTATGGCTGCTTCTACCTTTGCGCGATCGGAATTGAAAGACACCTGATGCGTCGCGCGATAAAAAGTTGATGTCCCCACTAGGGCAAACAATTTCCTCCCAAACAGTAAGGTGACATATGGCTCGGGAAACTCTTCCCGTCGCCCTCGAACTCATGTTCAGGGATGAGAAGAGAAGGGGCTTTTGCTTTCCAAAACACAAAAGACCCGCGATCCGGCCGAGGATCACGGGTCAGTTGTCCGCACGCCACCAGGAGTATTTGGGCGAGGCTCGTCGCCTCCTGCGGTTAGAAACGAGCCTGCGGCCGCCGTAAATGAGGCGGCTGCTAACAGAAGCAAACCACAGATCAGGTCCTCCAACCATTCAGCTATCAGGCTTAACGGGCTCGTCCTTACGGGGAGGGTATCGCCTGCGTCCCTTGAGCTGAAGCCACAGGCTCCCATCCAATAAAATCAGGAGACTTCAATGAGCGCCATCACCGCTCAGCACGTTCGCGCTGCCGCAAAGGGCAAGGTGAACGAGAGCAACCTCGCGTCCGTGCTTGTGGCGCTGGACAAGTACGGCGACCGGTTCGGCATGGATCGGCCGCACCGGCTTGCTCAGTATTTCGCCCAGCTCATGCATGAGAGCGGCGACTTCCGCTACGACCGCGAGATCTGGGGGCCGACGCCGGCGCAGCAGCGCTACGACACCCGCACGGATCTCGGCAACACGCCGGAGAAGGATGGCGACGGCTATCTCTACCACGGGCGCACCGGCATGCAGCTGACGGGCAAGGACAACTATCGCCAGTTCCGCAACTGGTGCCGCGCGGCCGGTCTCGATTGCCCCGACTTCGTCAAGGATCCGGACGCGGTCAATGCCGATCCATGGGAAGGCTTGGTGCCTCTGTTCTACTGGGACACGCGCGACCTTAACCGCTGGGCCGACGAGGGCGACGCCGAGACGATTACGAAGAAGATCAACGGCGGCAAGAACGGCTTGGCCGATAGGTTTGATCGACTCGCGCGGATCTCGCTCGTTCTCCTCGGCTACCGTGCCGACAATGTCCTTCAGTTCCAGGCTGACCAGCGCCTGCAGGTCGACGGCGACGTCGGCCCAAAAACGCGCGCTGCCATGCACACCGCGCTTGTGGCGCTCACCCCGGGCGAGGCTGCACGGCCCGAAGTGAAGGCGGCGCCGGTGACCGAGGAGAAGGCGGTACCGGTACCTGTCACACCGCCAAGCCTCGATGCGCCTTGGTGGAAGTCGAAAGAGGTGATCACCCCGTCGGTCATCGGCGGCGGCGCTTCGCTGCTCACTGCGATCGGCGGCATACCTTGGCAGAACCTCCTCCTGATCCTTGTGGCGTTCGGAGGTATCGCCGGCTTCCTCTACTGGCGCAAGAACGCCGATCGGAAGGCGGTGGCGAAGCAGGTCGAGGGCATGGCGTGATGTTCTCCACTCCTCGCCTCCTGGCGGCTGCAGCCGCTATCGCCGTTGTCGTTGCCGTCGTCGCCTGGATCTACCGGCAAGGCGGCGACGACGTTCGTCAATCCATCGAAAGGCAAAACAATGAAGCTGGCCGCACTGCGGACGATGTCCGCTCTCGCTTTGACCTTTGTCCTCCAGGGATGTGGGACTTCGGCGCCGGCAAGTGCCGACGGACTGCGCCGGGTGGTGGGCACTGATCTGATTGGCGCGCGCGGCGCGACGCCGGCGGATCAGCGAAAAATAGACAGGACCGTCGTCGGCATCTGCGCGGCGGCCGTTTGGACGAAAGCGGAATGCGTCCGCCACGGCGAAGCGCAGCAGTAACTCGCATCACTCTACGAGGGCAGGGGATTGTCTGAAACACAGGAAACCGAAAAGATGGTCGCAACTCCGAAATGGAGGTTCGAATATAACCTCAATACCCTGGTGATCCTGTTCGGCTTTGCCGGCGGCCTCGTAGCGTGGGGCGCGACCTGGGAGAGGGTGAACGCCAATCAGGACTCGCAGGCGAATTCCATCGATCGCCTCGACAAGCGCCTGACGGCTGCCGAAGTCTCCCTCCGGCAGATCGACAATCATGAGCTCCGAATATCGGCCGTGGAGAAACAGGCGGCCGAAGCGGCTACCTCTATGAAGGCAGTCGAGAACACCCTCAACAGCCTTTCCATCGACACACGTGTGATGCGCGAAATCCTGCAGCGGATCGAGGCCAGCCAGCGCGACGGCGCGCAGCTGCGGCGTTGATTTGCATATCATGCAATTGCGCGATGCGCCTAGGTCTGCTTTTTTGTTCGCATGGACACGAAACTGGCAGACTTGAAACTCAGGCCTTGGCTTCTCCGCGAGCTAAACCTGATCGGGTATGAGGTGGTCGGAGATCTGCAACATCTGCCTACTGCAGAATTGCTGCGAATACCCGGGATGGGCGGGCATGACTGGCGGAAGATTGCCAAGGCGTTGGGGCGAGATCCATTCCCTGGCTTGAAGAAGCGTTGACTATCCCGGGCAAGTCAGGCGCTTTCCGTTGATTCCAGTCCCGCTGAGAGTACAATACTGAGTAAGCGACATTCGAAGCGGTTCCGTTGGTTGGAACAGGGCGAGAGCCCAAGCGGATGGATGGAATGCGTCGCGGTCGGAGCTGCAGCGGTCCCCACTTCCGCTGCAGCTCTATTTTTGTCCTTCGCCATTTTGCCTTGCCGTGGACTCCCGCGCTTACGCAAGCAGCGGGAGTCCACTCGTCGCCTCAAAGTACGACTCGGGCATTCCGTAACTCGAATAAGCGTTGAGGACGTTGCAAGCTCCTGCTGGACTCTGGATGTGGCAGCGTCCCCTCGGGCGAACTGAGAAGAACGCTGCCACTCCGTCGGCTCCTGTGGAGTGGAAAAAGGAAGGCGCGCGGAGGTAGTCGCTCTGCCAGCGACGCGAATCAAGCGGGCGGCCGCGCAGATGGTTCCAAAAAAGTCTGTGTGCAAAGGTTGATGAAACCAACCCCGGCTCTGCTTGCGTTTTTAAGCGATTTTGTCTGTCTTGAGCACGCCGGAGAAGAGAAAAAGCAGCGCTCCCCCAGATGGTGGAGCGCTGCAGTTGACCCTCCCTGGCCAGAACTCAGACACGGAAACGCTATAGGGCCTCCGCTACGAAAAGACGCCGAGCTCCGGTGCAAATGGAATAGAAGTCATTCAAGAGCTCCTCTTTCATCCGGGTTCTCCTTCTCCGCCTTCGGCGTGGCACCGTTCGGAACATTCTCCTCTGGAGCCACACAAAGAGCTACTTCTCGTCCTTGTAGTCGGCCAGGGTCTGCAGCAGATCATCTTTCAAACGATCAGGACCTAGCCCGTCCAGCGGCTGCAGTGCCAGCTCGAGAAACTCCACCGCGCGAGCTTTATTGCCGCTTTCATGGTAGTATCGAGCGACCAACTGATAAAAGTCCGCCTTTGCGTCGTCTTTCAGTCCTGTCAGTGCAAGGATGTGTTCGGAGAGCTCCTTGCCCATAGCGAGGCGCTCGAAAGGCGGAAACACCACGTAATCAGACTCTGCACCGAAGAGTTGATTCATCGCCCCCAACAGCCAATCTTCGTCGTTTCTGTCGATAGCCTCACGAACCAATTGCCGTAGTACGGGCAGACCGGTCTGCATGTCCCGCATCCCGTGAAGGAACAAGTCCGCATGAGCCGCGCGGATTTCGATGCTATCCGGCAGCAAAGCCATGCCCTCTTCGATCACCGAGAGCGCCGTCTCCCAATCCTTCATCTTCGCCGCCGCCGAGAACTTACGAAGGAACAAGACCGGTCGCCATTCGGATCCGCTCCCTTTCGACGGCTTTTGCTTGATCGCTCGTGCGCCACGTGCCTTCAAGCACTTTCGGCAGGACGGAATCGAGGTGCCCCGGATGACCGATAAAGGCGATGCGGCTGTCTCGGTCGATCACAAACGACCATGGAACTCCGAAAGAAAAGCTCGCTTCCTTCCATAGCTTTTCCATTTCGCCTGTGCAGTTGATCCCGACCCGGAAGTTCAACTTCGGGACGTTTTTCGTCAACCATGCTTCCAGATTCGCTTGAGCCTGATCGGCAGTTGCAGCCTTTTCATCTGCAGCCACGCCAACGACCTCCAACCCTCGGTCCCTGTATTTCTCCTGCAGCTGTGTCAGATTGAGCATCGGCGCGACACAATGTCCACACCGGGTGGTAAAAAACTCGAAGACGTAGAATTTGCCGGGCTGGCAGTTCGCGAGGGGCTCGCCCCGCATCCAGTTTTCCACTTCAATTGCGGGAGCCTCTGACTCCAGAGACAAGACTATATTGCGGTCCAAGGCTATTTCCTCCTGGTTCAAGCCATTTCGGTGGATGTGGGGACAGACTACGAATTCGCGTGACTTGGAGAAATTCGGTTAGATCACTAAGGGTAACTACCTTGATCATGCTTTTGATCACGGCGAGCGCCCGGGAGGGCGCCTGGAGGGTGGGGGTTGATAATGGTTGGCACGCTCTGGCGCATGATCGTGTTCGTTGCCGGATGGATTGTTTTGCGCAGAATTCGGCACCCGCTAGAGCCGCTCGTCGCTGGCCGCCTTTCGGAATAGGTCCAGGCAGATGGCGACGCGTCGCCTGCGCGCACGGCCTTGAAGGCATCATCGCCAAGCACGTCGAGAAGCCCTATCGCTCCGGCCGGGGCGAGTGGTGGCAGAAGATCACCTGCAAGCGCCGGGATAGTTTCGTGGTGGTTGGCTTCGAGCCTTCGACTGTACCAGGCCACCTCGGGAGGTTGCTGCTCGCGGCACGGAAGGGCCACGATCTCGTCTATGTCGGCGGCTGCGGTACCGGCTGGTCACATGAGCTTTCGCGCGAGCTGCGCAAGCTGCTCGAGGGGATGGTGACGAAAACGCCAGCGGTGGCGCTGAGGCGGAAGGGTGCCGTCTTCGTCGACCCTGTCCTGGTCGCCGAGGTCGAGTATCGCGCCTGGACAGATGATTGGAAGCTGCGGCATGCCTCGTTCAAAGGAATAAGGCCGCGAGAGGATGAAGCGACGGTATTCGAGCTTCCCTGATCGAGGCCTTCTGACGCCGTCCAGCAAACGAATCAGGAACAAATTTTGCGAGAATTTTGCGGAACGAGACGCGATCGGGGTGAATGTTCGCGTCTGTTCCCGTCACATCGGCAATGTTGAGAAAATCAACCGCTTGTCGATTTTCTGCAAAAATTCCCTTGCAATGTTGGGCTCCTGCCAATAGCTAGGCCGTAACGGAGAGGTGGCCGAGTGGTCGAAGGCGCTCCCCTGCTAAGGGAGTATACCGGAAACGGTATCGAGGGTTCGAATCCCTTCTTCTCCGCCATTTTATTTCGGCCCATTCTGTCCGACCCGGACACATGGGTAACACTTCGTCCTTAAGACATGGGTGACAACCTCGTGCCGAACGGGTTGTCGATGGTTTGCAAAGTCCTCTGCTCCAGGTCGATATACCCCAGATCATCGTGCATGAAGCTGACGAGCCAATACCCCGGATCAAGTCCGGGGCAGGCTCCGTCGACTGCTTTGATTCCAAGCTTCTGCCCGGCCAGCACGGTGCAGATGTTGATCTCCTTGCTAGATGCAGAGACGCCCGCAATTTCGTCCAC